CATTTATACTATTTTACTTCAACTTCTGTTTCTTTATATCCCTGAACTATTTCGTCCAAAGCCCACATTGCTTCTGAGTTTATACATCTGGAGCATATTTCTGATGTGTTATCATTGGTCAACATTAGCAAACGAACAGGTCTTAGAGGTCTAGCCTTATTATCTCTAGCAATACCCTTACAATATTTACGACAATGCAAAACATTAGCAAAATCTATATATAAAGTCGTGCCTATCCCTACAGATTTTGCTAATTCTATTTTATCATTATTAGAAAGTTTCTCTTTGACTGTCTTTGTAATAATGATAGAATCATTATCCTCAGAGTCGCTTGTATTTCTTGTTCCATTAGAGCATGACACAAGTAGTGGCACAAAAATCACGAATAACAGTCTTTTCATCTTCTCGTTGTTATAGTATGCAAATAAAACTCATGTGTATACAAATAGTTTTCCTCAGTCTTTGTGGTTCCTATATAAGGAATTGTTCCTGGAGAATAAACCATAAGTTTTACGTTACCAGCAGGCACAGTAATCGTACGTTCTTGATGAGCCTTAAATTTGTAATTCAGTTCATCATTAACTCTTAAAGTCATTGCAACAGATGCAAGATTTTTAACCTTTAGCTGTGGGTCAAGATGCAGACTATTCTTCCTCTGATATGTTGGATTAACATCTTCTTTCTTTAATACCAAAGTCGTATCAATACTTATTTCCTTATATTTTTGAATGTATTTAGCAGACACATAACCGAATGTGTTTGTTTTTAGAACATTCACAAAATAAAAGCCATTTTCTAGCGACTCATCATCAAAAGCTATTGGACACCCCTTTGGAAGTTTCTCTATGATTTCACTCTCTGTAGATGGCTCGTATCTAAAATTCACAGATGTCGTAGTTAATCCAACATAATCTTTAGAATAACCAACTACAGCAATAACAAAAGCAACTATTGCAAAAATTAATCTTTTCATAATCTCTTTATTTTAATTATCCTACATGTACCTGACTTCTTGCAGAAAGACCCTGAATCTCCCTCAGCACCTTATTTTCTGCTCTTAGAGCAATCAACTCTTCATACATAGCATGATCACTTTTAGCTGGAGCCTCAACAGGAACAGAGGCAGAAATCTTATTGTCATTAAACAGATCAACAACCTTCACGCCTAAAGTATTTGCAAGTGCCTCAATTATGCTGATTTTAACATCAGCCCCATTTAGAAGATTCTCTAAAGCAATCCTGCTGACACTCATTTTTGAAGCTAATGAAACTAAGCCCATCCCATTCTCTTCAATATATGACTTAATCTTATCTATATTCATCACATGATTAACATAAGTTTCTGTTTTACTATCAAAGAAAATATCTATAGACACGCCAAATATGGAAGCAATTTGTTCTAAATCACCTCCCTGCATCTTATTGTTATTAATACACCGGTGAAGATTTGCTTCACTCATACCAATGTCGGCTGCTAATTTCTTTAGTCCACCAACTCGCTTTTCTGCAAGCCTCTTAATTACATTTAAGTCCATAATATACTATATTTTAGTTAAGGACTATTAAATATGATAGCTTTTAGCTATTTTCTGGCTAAAATATTTGCAAGTCACTATATTTTTTAATATCTTTGCATCGTAAAGTTAGTAAATAAATAAATAAGTACCAAATAAATTTGAAGAATAATGAAGAATGAAGATAAAATATTTCCGGAATCGGCTAAGGCAGAGGATGGATAGAAGAGAAAAGTGGGCATCCAGCTGCTGCCCACCAAAAAGGAAAAGTTACTTCTCATTTACCCACATTGGGAATACACGAGACTTCTTCGGGAAATGAATCTTACCATTCTTATCTCGGAAGTATCTACGAAAGATAAGTTTCTTACCCTTTTTGTGCAAATCAGATTCTGTCATACTTAACACCTCCCTTCTGCTTTGCGACTCAGCACATTGCCGAGAAGCTTATTTGCCCACGGTCATGGGCAACAAAAAAGCCCAAGGGTGCGGAATCCAAGGGCTCTAAAGTCTCTTTCGAGATAGTTTTCAACAAATGACCGTTTGCTGAAAGGATTTGTTAGTATGACTAACATCTGATTTGCGCTGCAAAGTTAGTAAATAAATACATAAGTACCAAATAAATTTGAAGAAGAATGAAGAGTGAAGATAAAAAAGTTCCTGATGCGCCTAAAAGGTTATGGGTTCGAACAAATTCTTTGATACACAAATTAGGCTTAATAGCCGTAGGAAATGTTTCAGATGAAGAATATTGGATTGGATACAAAAATAAGGTTCCGAAAGATTTGTACCCTTGGTGTTATGAAAATGAGGTAGAATACATCAGCCTCAGCCAATCATGGCATAAAGCAAAGGAAGTTCCGGAAAATTTGCACACCTTTATCATTGGTGTTTCCAAAGACTTCACTCATCCGGTTCTTATAGACTTAGAAAAATGCTTGGTCCATAAGTTTTTTGATGATCACAACATAAGCGATAAGATGAAATGGAACGGAATCATCCGCAAAGATTTCCGCTTCGCTTACTGGGCTTACATCAAGGACTTAGTTCCTACCATAGAGGAAGGAGGCACAAAATGAAAAAGATAATGTTCAATGACCAGTACGGTCTCACCGAAGCAGTTATAGATGGTCGCAAGACTCAGACAAGACGTATTCTGAATCCTACAATGCTTTTCGAGCGTTTGGACACGTACGATGGTTGGACAAAAGAATCTATTGCTGCTTGGAAGAGATCTTGTAAAGACCGACTTTATAAAGCAGAGGGTGAAGAACTGAAAGAAATGCTTGATTACGCCTTGAAACATTCACCATTCAAGGTTGGAGAAAATGTAGCTATTGCGCAAAGATACATAGACCTTGCAGACAATGATGAGTTCTATCGCCTTTGTGGCATTCATGGGATGCCATTAGAGTGTATTAAATACGAGAAAGGTTGCTACAACAAAATGTTCGTTAAGGCAGACCTCATGCCGCACCGCATCCGCATAACGAACATTCGAGTAGAACGATTGTGGGACATCAGCACCGATGACTGCATGAAGGAAGGAATCTTCTGTAGCCACATTGAAGGGGTTCATGATGCCTATTCATACGATGCCACTAACGATAGCAAACGTAAGAAATGGTGGCACAGAACTCCTATCGGAGCATACAAGACGCTTAGCTGTAAACTCCACGTCCATTGGGACAGCAATCCTTTCGTTTTCGTTTACGATTTCAAACTAATAAAATAATAATTAAATTCAAGCAATATGTCAGAAGAAAAAGTACCACTCAGACCTCAGATCAGAGAACTGGAGCTGGGTAAATCAATCAGTTTCCCTATCAGGAGAATGAGAACGATCAAGACAACCTGCTCGGAATTAGGTGTAATTTACTGTCGTAAGTTCAAAACCAAAATCAACCGGGAGAAAGAAATCATCACAGTTACACGAATCAAATAAAAACAATAGTCATGAACGAAGTAGTACAAATCCAGTTTGCAGATAAGATGCTATCCTTTGATACATTCCTGTCAGCCATACGCAACGTTGTGAAAGAAGAAGTCTGCAAGGCTGTGGGTAAACGTCCGTTCCTCACACAAGCCAAGGCATACGACATCTACGGAAGAAAAAACGTTGAGCGATGGAAACGTGAAGGAAAGGTGAAAGACTTCGCAAGAGGCAGAAATGGCAAGATTACTCGCCACGAATACAAAGTATCAGAGCTGGATGCATGTGCCTGCCAAGTTCAAGACTATCTGTGTTCCAAATAAGATGAATCCCTTTACCTACCGCTAATATAAACAATATAAAAAGATAAAGTTATGAAAACAATTAAGATCATCTTCTGCATTGCCATCTGGCTAGTCTTTGGATGGCTCTACCTCAGTAAACTCTCTCAGGGCATTCATGATGAAAATCTCATTTTACAGATGCCTCAGAGTACCTATGATGAGATAGTAGATACTCTTACCATTCGTAATGGCTTTCAGCCTACCGAGCATCAAATAGTAACTTACTATTATGAGCGATTCCAGAAGTAAGAGCACCTATGCAGCTCGCAAGTGCCTCCTCTGCCATGATGGGCGTAACTGCATCAATGGCAAGTATTGCCTTAAGCACAAAAGATACGTGCAGCATCAGGAGAAACTGCCATGCGAATGATTATAGGTAAACAGAAATGTGGTTTTTATATAATTTCAATCATCATGGAATCAGAAAAAACAAAGTCAAACCGCATAGCCCGTCAGCGAGAATACTATCTTAAGCATCGTGATAAAATGCTCGCCTATTCTCGCAAATACATCAAGGATCATCCCGAAAAGCAGAAGCTATATCGGGAAAATGCAGCCAAGAAACGAGCCAACGGTACTGGATACTATCAGAAATACTATCAGCGCAACAAAGAAAAATTACTGGAAAAATCTAAGAACTGGAGACAGAATCACCCCGAAAAGGTGAAGGAGTACCAGCGCAGATACTATCAGAAGAAAAGAGCAGCAGCAAGGAAAGAAAAGAAGATAATGCTGAATCCAGATATAGATAAGGCAAAATCCCTCTTCCGTGATCCTTCTAAGATTGTTCACCTACAGTGGCTCCTGGAACACAGAAACGCATAATTAATAATAGATATGGAAAAGGAATTTTGGAAAAACATTCCACGTTACGCCAATCAATATCAGGCATCCACCTTTGGCAGAATTCGAAGGCATCCAAGGATGGTGGACAACAATGGCACACTATGTCTGAAAAGGGGTGCTATCGTTACCCAGAACATAAATGATAGAGGTTTGTTTCGTGTTCGTCTATTCTATGAGGGTAAGATGCACGAAGAATTGGTTCATAGGCTGGTGGCTGAGACCTTTATCCCCAACAAGGCGAATCAACCATTCGTTAGGCATAAGGATGGAAAGCTCACCAACAATCATTTCTCCAACCTCTCTTGGTGTTCCCGACTTAGTGTATATTCCGCCAGTCGCAAGAAGTCTAAGACACTGAATAGCAAGGCTATAGTTATGAATAATGGTACAACCACACGTTGCTATTTATCCATCAAAAATGCCGAAAGACGTACTGGTATATCGGCATCTAACATCTGCCAAGTGTTACGAGGCAAGCGTAAGACCGCAGGAGGTTACTCCTGGTTCTACAAACAATGAGTTACAATATAATATTGTAAATTCTATATTCCAAATAAAAGAAACAGCAAATGAAAACAGATGGCTACATTCTTACTCCAGAGCTGCTGCAGTGGCGTTACTTTCATCGTCCGGTGGTGGTGCAGGTGCTCATCTACGTGCTCCTGTCTGCCACCCACAATGAGGCTTCCGCTGCTACGCTCTCCTTACGTCTGTTGGCTGATCGGCTCCATACCTCGGTCAAGTCTATCCGCTGTGCCATCGATGTTCTCATACAGGAGCGAATCATCACAAAATGCAGCTCCCCTAAAGCCTCAACAATAGTGTATGTTAACAGTTCGCATCCCCTCTCCCACTGCATACTACCCTATCAAAACCCACTTGGGGCACAGAATGGGGCACTCTTTAGGGCACAGATAGGGGCACAATCAGGGGCACAGATTTTAACTTCACAAGTTACTGATACTCAAGATTGTGCAGCGTATCTTCAAGATAACAAGGGCACAGATAGGGGCACGATTAAGGGCAAAGATAGGGCACGATTAAGGGCACACCCTAAACAAGGGGCACACCAAAAGGCACAGTATAGGGCACAGATTAACAATCCCGAAACCCCTTTAAATAAAGGTGATACCGAAAATTCTGCCGAAGTTGAGGGCACAGATAAGGGCAAGGGTAAGGGCACAGAAGTAAGAGGAAAGAAACAAATAAAAGAAAACATTTCCCCCGAACCCCCTATAAAAGAAAACAAACAAAGAAAGGAGAAAGCCCACACCCACACACAAAAAAAAGAAAAAGAAAAAAAGTCGTTGGATCCGGAAGTTCAGTTCTCGGAAGTGCTAAGACTCTTCAATCGCCTCTTTCTGGGCACGCAGGTCAAGCCTATCTCAAAGATGACTCCCGACCGCAAGAAAATGGTGGCAAAGTTTATCTCAGACTATTCCTTCGAGGATATAGAACCGATGCTTCGCAAGGCTCTCAACTCCGATCTTCTCTCAGGACGCAAGGATGGTGGATGCTATATCTCCTTCAACTGGCTCTTCAATCCCAAAAACTACGAGGCTCTGATGGAAGGAACCTTCGACAATCCTACAGTTGTAGCCTCAGCCGGGAAGAAGCCTCAGCATTCAAGTTCTCCACCACCTTCTCCTCCACAGCCTCAACGCGAGGAGACCAACGAGGAAATAGAAGCTCGCCTCAGAATGAAAGAAGAGCGCAAGAAGGAATTGGAGAAAGAACAGACCGAAGCCCTACGGCAGAAGTATCTCGGCTGGATAGAAGCCTCCAAGAATAACCCGAATGGATCCATGGCACAGATGGTGAAAGATGCCTACAAGAATGGCACTTTAGCCAAACTGGGCATCGTCTGGAATCCATCGGTGGCAGAAGAAGAACAGTCACTGGCCGACTTGGATGATCAGACTCAGAATTATCTCCAATCTCTCCTCAGCGACTAAGATACAAGTAACAAACAATTTAATTCATACGATTATGGACAGACAAGAATTAATCGACCGCCTCAACGGCAATTATCCTGAATACACCAAGAAATCTGCTAACAAACAGAAGAAGGTGCAACATGAAGGGCAGCTACAGATAGCTTGTGTACGCTGGTTCCGTCTCCAGTACCCGGCTTATGCCTCTCTCCTCTTCCATCCCAAGAATGAGGCTGATGGTGCTACCAGTGGCAAGAAGATAGCCATCAACGCTGCATCAGGAGTTGTGCCGGGCGTTCCAGATCTCATCCTGGCTCTCCCTTCATACAAGAATGGCAAAAATGGAGCTCTCAACAGGGGTACAGAATTATTCTACGGCTTGGGCATTGAATTGAAGTATGGCAAGACAAACAATCAGACAGCTCATCAGAAACGTTTCCAGGGCTATTGGCAGTGTGCTGGATATAAATACGCTCTTTGTCGCTCTCTGGAAGACTTCATTAAAGTTGTCAACGATTACATGCTTTCAGTTGATTTAGGCATCGTTGAGAATATAAGATCTTATCATCTGAGTAACGATGATACAGAACACAACAAGCAAATATTAAACAAAATCATTAAAAACAAGAAGTAATATGAAGAAAAGATGTTTTTATGTAGTCGCATCATTCATGCGCAAAGACATAGCCAACTCATGGCGTAAGGTTGACTTTACCTTTATGAAGGATGATGGCTCAGCATTGTTCCCTCTTATGGAGGCTATTAAGGTGATCTCTGAAGGATATTCAGAGATAGTTGATCCTGCAACTATCCAGTTCGACAACTGCATAGAAATCAGCAAGGAAGACTATGAGGCTTTCAACAATCTCAAAAATTTAGTCAAAGTGAATAAGTAGCGTATGGAAAAAACAATTTTAGACATGTGCTGTGGCTCTCGAATGTTCTATTTCGATAAACATGACCCAAATGTTCTCTTCACAGACATAAGAGAGTATCACGACACATTATGTGATGGACGCAAACTAGACGTGCAACCAGATATGATAGCCGATTGCACAGCCTTGCCATTCGAAGATGAAACGTTTAATATGGTAGTATTCGACCCTCCTCATCTACAAAAAGTAGGTCAGAACTCCTGGCTATGCAAGAAATATGGCAAACTTCCCGAAAATTGGCAAGCGTTCATCAATGACTCTATCCACGAGGGCATGAGAGTACTGAAAACTGGCGGAACACTCATTTTTAAGTGGAACGAGCAACAGATAAAGGTAGGTGAAGTACTAAAGGCAATTAAAGATTACAAACCGATATTCGGACATCGTACCACCATCATGAACCAAACAATATGGATGACATTCATGAAATATCGCTGGTCAATCAAAAAGAGTAGCGTATGAAAAGAAATATCTATTATAAGTCTGCATGCAATATGGAAGAGTTGGCAGATGAAAGCATCAATATTGTAGTAACATCGCCTCCATATCCGATGGTTGAAATGTGGGACGATATATTTGCAATGCAAAATAAAGCCATTGCGTACAACCTTGCAGATAATCCATCCGTATCTTTCGATTTAATGCATGGAATACTCAACAATATATGGAGGGAGTGTTACAGGGTTCTTTCAGAAGGAGGTTTCCTTTGTATCAATATAGGAGATGCTACAAGAACTATCAATGGAAACTTCCAACTGTTCAATAACTATGCGAAAATATCGCTATATTGCAGAGGTCTTGGTTTTACGGAACATCCATGCGTCATTTGGAGGAAGCAAACAAATGCCCCAAATAAGTTTATGGGAAGTGGTATGCTTCCCTGTGGTGCTTATGTCACCCTCGAACACGAATATATACTAATATTCAGAAAGGGCAAAAGGCGAAAGTTTAAGACCGAGGAGGAGAAGAGAAATCGAAGACAAAGCGCATTCTTCTGGGAAGAGAGAAATACGTGGTTCTCTGACACCTGGAATGTGAAGGGTGTAAAGCAGAAGATGGCTGACGGAAAATCTCGAACAAGAAGCGCAGCCTTCCCTTACGAAATACCTTACCGTCTTATCAACATGTATTCGTGCAAGGGAGACACGGTGCTCGACCCATTCCTTGGTCTTGGAACGACAATGCAAGCCGCATTAGACAGTGGTAGAAACTTTGTTGGTTATGAGATAGACAAAACATTGGAAGAATACCATCAAAGCCTATCTGCCAGGCAGATCGCATGTTCCCGAACTATAGCATCGTCTCGTATTTTGCAGCATAACCGATTTGTTGCAGATAGAGAAATTAACGGAAAGGACTTAAAGTATTTTAATAAGCATCTTGGCTGCAAAGTTATGACAAAGCAAGAGCAAGACATAAAATTATAAATCTTAAAAGCAAGTTCAAAACGATTGAGAGTAAAATCAATTAGTGTATGGAAAGACAAATAACAATTAGCATAGAAGAGTATAATAAGCTCATTGATATGCACACAAGAAGAGAGGAACTTCCCAAAAAGATAGAAGTAAAGAAGTTTACCTCAAAGTGGTGGAGATGGATCAAACATGCATCGTATTCACTCTTTCATTATAACAAGAATGTGGAGCAACAAAAGCTCATCAAGTATTGCATCAATGAAATGTCAAGCGAATTACTCGCTAATCTGTATGGTTATTGGCGAGGCGATTTATCTGATTATCTCAAAAAAAGAGACAATTTAGAGTATTTTATGAGAAGTTACAAAGATAATGCCTATCATAACATAATGGAATGGTTAGATAAAAAGAAATAGCGTATGAAAGAGTTAAATGTCAAATTAAGAGTTAATATGCTCATCCTTGAGATAGAATCCGCATTAAATATTTCTGACTCCAAGTTTATCAATGCAGAGCATGTTTTATCACAGTTGAGAATTATTAAAGAAGAATTAGAGCAATGAATATATACTTAACAGAATCAGAATACGATGCTATAAGTTTTGCTTGGTCTCAAATTGCAACAGAGGTTGAAGCATGCTCTGATGATAGCTTTACCATTGAAGCTGGAGAGGCTATCAGGCAACTGTCTTCTATACAAGACAAATACAGAGAAGCAAAAAGAAAAAGCGAAATATTCTATGCAGTAAGAGCAAAGTTCAAAGAAGGCTTTCCTGAAGCTAGTCCTTCGACTTTAGGAAAACTGGCTAGAAAAGCAATAAAAATGAGTAAAGAAAAGAAGTAAAAATGAAAATTCATTTATGGAAATCCTCATCTTGTTGCGCAGCTGATGAGCATGAGACAGGATGTTATCCTCGTTCTTCATTTAAGCCAAAGCCTGAGCTTCCGGCTGGAACTATACTCACAGTCAAGGAAAAATGGCAAAACTTCTACGGAGTATACTACCGCTGCTATCTCCCAGACGAAATGAAGGACAAAGAATATTCCATCCCTTATTACGACATTCCTGCCGACAAAGCAGAAGTAATAGAACTTTAAACATTATAAATTATGTATGTAACAATAACATTAATTATTTGCCTCAGCGTGGTCTTTGTTATCACGCTTGGCATCGTCTCTTGCACGCTAAGAGACAAGAACTTCAAGGTTCGCTTCGATGACAGAAACAAGCGTATGATGCGAATTATCGCAGATCAGCGTGATGAACTTATCTCATACAGAGAGGCTATCAAGAAAAATGATGCCAATCTAGAGAAATCTCTAAATGTATTAGCTTCTGCTTCCGATGCTGTCAACAGCAAAATATCTCGTTTGAAAGATACGGAAGAAGCTCTATCCATGTTAAAGGTTGAAGTTGCAGAACTCAATTTGGGGCATGATAAGTTTTTAAAGAAGATGGAGGAAGCTATTCGTTCATTCAAATCAAGCGCAATGAAAATTAATGATGGTAATGCGAGAGCATTTCAAATCTTTGAGGAGCGACTTGTCAATCGTCCTTCTTACCTCTCTAAGGAAGAGAAGAAGCATTTTAAGGAATACATGCAATCATGTGCTATAGACTATACATTTATTAGCAATATGCCAAACAAAATGGACTTTGATTTTGTTCGTGTTGAAGATGTAGAAAAAGCACTTGAATATGTAGGAAAAGAACAATGGGATTCATTATATAGTTTAATCCCTGCAGAAGAAGATATAGCCAATGGACAGAATACAGAACGAAATCAATAAACTTCGTCATGAGCAGCATTTGCACGAAAGACTGCAAGAAGCCCAACTTCGACAGATAAAGCGTGAACACGATGGCCTCCACAAGTGGATTACCATTAAGCCAAATCTCAGACTCCTCTGCCGAATAGACGAAAAAGGTAACCTCCTCCCCAAGGAACAGGAGCGCATCAGAAAAGTCAAACAAAATTTAGGAATCAAATAAGATATGAGTGAAGAATCAGTATTATCCTTTCGCAAGCTGGTTTCAGCTATGCGAACAACGGAAAAGGAATATTGGGCACACCGCGATAAGAAGATGCTGCGCCAGTCCATCGAACTTGAAAAGCGTGTCGATGGCATCATCATGAAGGCAGACGGAAATGATGTCCCTCAGAACGACAACGGCACATTCTTCCTTCTGGTGGCAGAACTTAGAGCCTCAACCATCCAATATTTCCAAGAGAAGAAGAAGCTACAGCCCGACAAGGAGCTGGTCAACTCCCTCTTCAAGACCATCAAGGAGAAAGAAGCCAAGATAGATAAGATGCTCATTATTCTCAAAGACGAGCAGATAAAGAAAGATGGCTACATCATCCAGTACCACGTCATGGAACGTATGCCAAGAGCACATCAGGCTCGTTCTATCTTTAATTCCTCGGATGAGCAGCTTGCCAATATAGAGTTGAATGACCACTACCGCCATCCCGACCATCCTGGCACCATGTATTACATTTGCAAGGAATATCTTGGCAAAGACGGAAAACAGCTACCTCAGGAAGAGTTTGACAAAATTATTAATAACAATTTAAATTCTTAAGATTATGAACAAGACAGAAAAAAAAGCCTCAGGAAGGGCTAAAACACAAGACAAGTCTCAGAACCAGACAAAGGTGTCCTTCATTGGCACAGGTAATGGTTCTTCCCTCCGCTCTCGTACAAGCACATGGTTCGAGTGCAAGGTACGCTATGAGAAGACCCAGGAGGATGGAAGCGAGAAATTGGTAAACGAGCTGTATGTTGTTGATGCCCTCTCCTTCACCGAGGCAGAAGCAAGCATTATCGGTAACATGGCTGTCTATGTATCTGGTGAACTTAAGATTGCCAACATCAACCCAGCCAACTACAACGAGATTTTCTTCTCTGATATTGATGACGATGATCTTTGGTTCAAGGCTCGTTTGGCTTTCATCACCATTGATGAAAAGAAGGATAAGGAGAAGCGTACCTATGTCAACTACCTCATCCAAGCCAAGAGCATCGAGCGTGCCAAGCGCTATGTAGATGAGGTCATGGGCAAGACCATGATCGACTATGAGTTGAAGAGCCTCAGCGAGACCAAGATTTTTGATGTCTTCGAGCATGAGCCTTCCACTGAAGGCAAGCAGAAAGAGAAGGACGGTAAAACCGAGTAATCACTGACAATTCTTGCGCAAGTTGGTTCTCAACAAGCTAAGTTGCGCAAGTTATCACTTTTTATCCTCATTTTTCTCGTACCTTTACCCACATTATTAATATATAACATCAATCATATATGAAGAAGTTGAAACGTTTAATCATTTACCTACGCCTCTGGTTTATCCGTAAGATGGGTTACAATCTCCCATCTCTCCGTGAGGCAACCTGTATCGTTCCCGGTCAACTTTATGACCACTTTGGCCGTGTTGTCAGGGCAGTACCAAGTAAGATGCCTGCAACTGATAATGGAGACAGCAAAGAACAGGAAGAAGTGCCTGAACATTGCTTCCAGTGTGATTTGTACAACAAGCATATCCCTTGCTCCTTCAATCATCGTATGGCCAACGGCAACGACATCTGCGAGAATCATCATTTCGAAATCATTTGCCTCAACTCTGGCAACATTTAAAGACTACTCATTATGGAAAAGCAAGAAACAAGATACAGACTTGATAAAAAAACGGGGCATCTTCTGGAAATACCTTCTAAGAAGCAGGTTCGTGAAAACGTTAAGAAGATTCGTGAGCAAAAGGGAAAAGATCAGTTACCTCAATCTCCGGTCACTATTCATGAGACTCAGGCAGAGAAAAACTTCAAAAAGGTTCAGAAGGTCATCGACCGCATGCACGAAAAGGCGAAACTGCCCGATTTTCTCTCCATGGCCAGACATAAGTTCCTCTCCACCGTCTGTGTCATCAATAAGCCGGGCAAACAGCGTAGCCTACTTCCTGATAAGAAAGGTCGCTTCGTCATGCTCTGCCATGGCAAGATGGCTAAAGTTTTCACGGCTGATGTTTGCCTTCTCGTCAAAATACAAAAGTCCATCATCAAGAAACATGAAACGGCACCAGGTGGAGAAGTGACCACAGAGCATTGGCAGGATGGTAGCTGGAGCATCGTACCGTGCCGGGCAGACAAGAGTAATTACACCACCATTCAGGAGGTCCGTCTTCGTCCATGGTTCTTTCTCCATCGCTACTGGTACGAGATTTCCTTCGATGGCAGAGTTGAGCCAGCCATGATGTTGAATGATTACAACCTCAACCCTACTCTCAACAAGAAGCATTTCTATGTTACAAGAGAATACGTCAAAATACGCAACCAGGATGCCGAAAACGACTATTTTCGTTTCTGGCTCCACAAACCTAAAGATCATGAAGCTAACAAATGATGTCATTATTCTCAATCGTCCTCGCGTTCAGAAGCGAGGACTTGCCCTTAATCTGAATGGGCGTATCACTCTAAGGTCTAGTCCTTGCAAACTGCTTGATCTCCATCCGGGTGATAAGATTTGTTTCTGTTTCTATAATCCAAGTAAGCAGATGTATGTCATCAAGTCCACACCGGAGTTAGAAGCTAAAAATGTATGCATCAAACTGTCTGGCCGTAAGGGGCAGCTCCATGCCAGTAATGTTTCTACCGTCAGTTTCTTGTTTAGATACATACCGAATATCCCGACTGGTACTAAGCTGATAGAACTGGTTACGGCTAATGAAACCATCAATCTCAATGTAGATGGCGTCAGTTGTCCAGCCTTAGCAATCGTCAATAGGGCCGACAGCGAGCATTGTAGATAATAAAATATTAAACATTAAGAAATATGCAACAATCAATTAGATACAAAGGCCTCAGCCTCACTCCTGATGAAATGGCAGTAGAAAACGGTGCGCTATCCCTCTGCGGCAATCTAGAGCTGCATGATGGCGCATTGCGCCCTTCTATTGTCACAGGAACACCCCTCTCTCAGCCACTCACCATTAATGGTGTTGTGGCTAAGATTCTTTATGTACACGAAACTGGCAGTTACCACCACCTCATAGCCATAGCCTCATCCTCCATTTATTGGTTCATGCAGGATGGCACCTTAGGCTCGTCTACACCTATCAAGTCCTTCGACTACGAATCCACCGTGATCTCTATCAACTCCATCGGCAACACGCTCATCATCGTGGCTACCGATGGCATACACTATGCTGTATGGCTCAAAGATAAATACGAATACTTGGGACAAAAGCCGCCATTTATGAGGATTCTTTTTTCTCTCAGTAGAGAAGACCAACCCGAGAATTACGAAACAGGTGGAATCGATATTACAGGTTCGGCAGATGGATTTACGGTTGCTTTCCAGGTATCAACGGAGAATGTAAGCAATCTCTTGAATATTGTAGAAAGCAAAGCGTATAAACCTGGAGATGCCGTTGCTGACGTTAAACTGGAGAAACAGGCTGAATTAACCGAAAGCATTTGGGCACTTATCAATCGTACAAACAGCCTCATCGCAAAGAACGGACGTTTCTATGCAAATTTTATGGTACGTTATTGTTATCGTCTATATGACGGATCCACAATTCTGCACTCTGCTCCCATTCTTATGCCCGTACTCATACCAAACAATTACAGGGTATATAACATGAATGTCGTGTCGTGGGCTGGCACGAAAACACCACGAAATGATGATACTGCTATTGATGCCAGCGACGTAAAGTACGACGACTTTGGAAGAGTGGTGAGCGCATCAAAGGTTCAGTTGTATACAGACACATTAAAGTATAACAGAAAAGATGCTTACGGAAAGGAATATTCTTTTACTGCAAGCAATAACGTCCTAATGTATCAGCCTCGTAATGTCGCTTTAATGTATGCTTGCCAGAGAGATGTCTTTAGCGAGCTGCAGAAATGGAAAAACATTGTTCGGTCCATAGATGTGTATATCACACCGCCCATTACCAAGACAGACAGCTCTCAGCGTATTAATAAGTTTGTGTTGAAGACTGTCGACTATACAATGCGAAACGTGTGCCCTGATCAGGACTGGATTATTTCGTATGCGCCATCAAGTGGTGCATATATTTATAAAGGCGGGTTTCACAACGTGTCTCTTGCAGAGATACCATCACTGACTGATGAGAACTATTGCCAGAAAATACGTAATACATCTTCCTTCTTCAAGATCGCATCGCTCGATTTGGAAAGCATCAGTAACTTTCCGGCTGTTAGCACAAACCTGCCTGTTGACAAATCAGTAATAGCCAACGTTTCGCTACAGCAGCAGATGAAGGACGACTACAAAAGCCACAACCTTATAACCGCCGAAGGTGCTTACGTCTACAACCACCGACTTAATGTCTACGGAATATCCGAGACTCTTTTTGATGGTTTTGGACTTTCTATGTTCCCTGAGGGCTGCCGCTTTTTCGTGAATCTCGATAATTCTGAAAAATCCCTTGGTATAAACAAAATCGTTACGGTTATAGAAACTACCGAAGGCCAGAAGATTGTAGAGAAGAGTGTATCAATATGGAATATAAACAGAGCTGGCTTGTTCAACTCTATGAAATTCTATCCAGACTCTCGCGCTACAAAGATGGTGTTCTTCTGCACTTTAATAAATACCAGCGGTGAAGCCTCTTCACATATCTACTCCTTCCCTCTCACCGAGTGTGCAGAACTCAATGGAGCCATGCATCTCAGTTTCTTTACATCTGATTACAGTAAATATGAGGTTAGTGAATTTACTTACTCCGTTGATAATGTCGTTTATATGCCGTCCAAGATTTACACATCCGAGTCCGACAATCCCTTCTTTTTCCCTCTTAACGGCATCAACACTGTGGGCATCGGAACCATCCAGGGCATAGCCTCCACCACGCGTGCTCTCTCCCAAGGTCAGTTTGGTCAGTATCCATTAATGGCATTCTCTACCGATGGTATCTGGGCGATGGAAGTCTCTTCCAAAGGCACTTATAGCAGCATCCACCCAATCAGCCGCGAGGTATGCAGCAATCCGAAGTCTATCACACAGTTAGACCAGTCTGTTATCTTCGCCACAAACCGCTCCCTCAGTCGCATAGCAGAGTCACAGGTGGTTTCCATGTCCGATGTCTTAGATGGTCCCGGCTTCAACATTTCCGGTAGCCTAGGTAAGTTCCTCAACTTCTTCGTTGATGCAGAAGGGGATAGCGAATCTGTCAAGACTATCAAGGCTCAGATGCGTCAACTCATAGATTTTACTTCATCGCCAATAGAGTTCTTCCAGCATTGTCAGGTTATCTACGACTACAAAAACTCTCGCATCTTATGTCTGGATGTTACGCAGACGAGTAGGGCCTCTACGGCTGATACGGTGGCACTCTGCTATTCTATCAAGGATAATGCCTGGAGCACTTTTCTTATACAAAATGTGCTTACGGCTATCAATTCCTACCCACACCCCTACATACAATATAGGGATGGCAGCGTGATGGTGCTTGATAAGGGTCACGATTACAAAGATCCAAAAGAGTATCATGGTATCATAGTTACTCGTACCTTGAAGTTCGATGAAGATAACGTACCTGATTCCATTACAGGCTATATCCATTCCCTCACGTCTGGCAGCATACCAATCATGTGGTTATATGGTAGCAATGATAATCAGAATTGGCATTACATCGGTCGCTTGGGCGGCATGAAGTCCAGCTACATGGCTACTCACAGCTATCGTTTCTTCCGCATCGCCCTATACCTGAAGATGAAATCGATGAACCAATACTTTGATACGCGCCTCGAAATCATCAGGCGTTTCAGCAAGTTCTAGCAGAAAAACCACCGTTCCATGGATTTCTAAGAAATGTCAAAAAACAAGAGCCTTCGCAAATCAGGAGTTATCCCGAAGCGAAGGCTCTTTCCATAAACACACCTAAAACGAAAGAAGAAAAAAAGTTTCATTAAGTAAAGCTCGGCCGTCTCAAAGTATAGTTATCCCGGCTTAACAGGTTGCTCTTCATATTATTGAAGTCTGCTGTAGCACTCTCCCCATACTGTCCAGCCTTATCTGCATACTGATCCTGCAAAAATTGACTCATCGTATAGTCAACCATATACCGATGCATATTGCTCTTAAGCGCATCCGTCACAGCCACGTTCCAGTTCGGAATCTCCAGTTTCAGGGTAACAGTCTCATAGACACTTTCCTCCCGGTCTACGCCAGCCTTGGTTACGGTAGAAGTCTCTTCCTCATCTTCCTGGCCGATGATGCTTGTGGTCACAACCTCAGTCCATGTGCCGTTGTTGTTATCGGTGTACACATACTTCTTCGTACCCTTCACAAGTCGCTCCAGATTATTGTTATCCTCCACTCTACCTGAGGTCAGATAACGCTGAGCTGCAACCTTGATATTACCGATAGCTTCCGTTACAGCACGATTAATAATACTGCGAGTCTCTTTACTGTCAGGGCTTTCGATAGTGGCTCTGATGTCCTTCTGGGCATCATCCACCAGTCCCTGGCTCAACACATAGCATCGGGCCAATATGTCATTACATACCTGCTCCATGCTAAAGTTCAACGTAATTAGTTTACTATCCATATTTCGAATATATTTAGATGATTAATAAATCTACCTCAGTTCATAAGGTGGCCTGCCTCCGCTCCAGTCTACACGATCCTGATGAAAATGCTGCGAAACGAAGTCCTGATTGCGCTCAGACCCTTTCGGCCCACTCTGGCCATCCTTATCTACTTCGTCCACATTTCGAGCCTCAGCATCCAGTTCATTCTGACTTTTAGCCTCAGCATCTACAGACCGCCCGGCAGTTGCCAGCGCAGTCTTCTGCTTACCTATTTCGTCCCTACTTCTTGCCGAAGCCATAGGAGAAGAACCAGCCTTTTCGTTAAGGTCCACTGCTCTGACTGATGTATCACTGGCAGAAGAGCCTTCTTTCGTTGTATCATCGGCTTTTCTTTCAGCCTCAGCAAAACTAAAGTCTTTCTTTAACAAAATCTCCTTAATGGCATCAAGGTCACTCGCTCCCATACTGGCATAGTCCGTATGGTTCATATCTGGGAAGTCGCTCAGCCATCCGGCAAGGATTGCATGCACAAGATAGTTCTGAATCTGATTGCTCAGCACACCACTTAACCTTGGCGGCCAAGAAGCAAGTGTCACTATATTGATAGAGAAATCATCAGCCAGAGCCTGCAAATCAAACTTCTGTGTGGTCGAAGAAGAAAACCTCGCAAGAAAATTCTCTAAGTCGGTTATCGCCTCCCTATAGTATATATCCAGTTTAGCCTCTTCTGCATCACTGGCCCATACGCTTTGGAAGTCCACTTCCGGGTTATGCTGCGCAATGGTGGCAGATAGTCCATCTACCACACCCATTACGCTCTTCTTGATGATTTTAATTGTTATTGTCTTCATACTTGATCACATTTTTTTACGATGCCATAACCAAACAAGAATAGTGATGGCCATGATAATACCTATTAACGCGCCAAGACTTACCTTCCCTATAGTCACAAGTCGCTGCTCATTCTTGGTTAGTTCTCTCCTCATAATGTTAATAGAGTCTTGCTTTAACCGTATCAGCGAATCTTTTTTAACCATAAGAAGTTGATATTTATCTACCTTCTTAGATATGATGTTAATGGAATCCTTTAGCCTCAGCACCTCTTTTGTGTTCCTGTTGGTCACAACAGAGTGCCATGACTCTGTCTTGATAGGCTTTCCATTCTGGTCTACAGTGGTTGAAGTACTATCCTTTGTATGGGTAGTTTCCTTGACAGATGTTTCGTGCTCCTGGATCCTGCTATTTGCCATCTGCTCAAAAGCAGAGACAAATCGCTCCTGCCAGGAGGCATCCGAACTTTTGGTCTTTGTTTGGTCCGTAATATAATGTTCCTGCGTCACAGTCTTCGTCTTACAACTCGTCAGAAACAACATTGAGAAATAAGCTATCCAAACGAACAGGTAGATAATTAAATGTTTCGATTTCATAAGCTATGAGATATTGAGTGCTCGCTTGGACCTTTTCAAATACTCCTCGCATTTATCCAGTCCATTGTAGCCACCGTTAATTTTCCGTCTAATTGCTTTCAGATTATCCTCGTCTGCCAATTCGTTGCAACCGAAGGTATCGAATATCCACATCGAGGAACGTGTCGCACCAAGAGGCTGCTCCAAGAGGTAGGGCTTCTTAACTACATCATAGCCACAATATCCGGCATACTTGCTGTAGTTGGCTCGCCCTGTTATCTGAATCAGCCCACGCCCCTTAAACCTTACGCCATCTCCCTTATGGGTGTTACCAAGGTCTTTTCTTCCCTCATACGCCTTTCCGCTGGCAATCTCCTTGGTATATCTCAGTTCACAACTCTCATGGGCAATCTGAGCCAAGTAGTGCGCCCATCTCAAAGGCGTGTTTATTTCAAACTCCTCGGCAAATCGGTTCAGGCATGGCAGAAACTTCTCTGCCCTCTTCCCTGCGTTAGGCATTGCCATCAGCAACTGCTCTAATCTGATTTCCTTCATTTTCATTTCCATTTTCTTTATTGTTTTTATATTCTTGGTATCTCTTAAACATCGGGAATTTCTCTACGAATCCAAGTGTCAGCGCATAATAAGCATAGTCCACAAGTTTATAAAAGGGCGTATCTGACACTAACATCCGTCTCAGGTTCTTCAATATGTTGGTCGTGAACAGATAGGTTGCAGCTATACACACCCACTTCACGCAAAACAGAGCCTCTGTATCAGAATGCAAGAAATGACCGATAATAAACAATGCTGCCACCGTCACGAAGAACACTGCACAGCATACGAAGAACATACCGAATTTCTTCCAGCTCCATTCTTCACCGTTAAACACTGCAGCCACGATGCCAAACACCAGGTTCAGTCCAAATAATACCATCATGGCAATCATAAAATCCCTGATGGGAACCAGCAGACTCAGAAAAGTCCATATCGTCCCAATTAAGTAACCTCGAATATCATTCATTTTATTTTTAATTTATCCGTCCCCACTCCGTTATGGAAACGATGCAAATATAAGCCATCATTCCCAGTTCTCTGTGATAAGTTGCGCAACTTCATACGAAAAAAGAGAACACAAGCCCATTTTCTGCCTGCATTCTCTTCTTCTGATAGTTTTCTTTTATATATCTTAGGTCATTATGGAAATAATTTAGTGATTGAAGTACCCCCAAGCCTTACAATGGCCATAAGGGTTATCATCATCCCTCAGCCAATTTACGGCAAGATCCACCATTTTATCCATCAACTGCTCTTCGCTGTCCTCCGGGAACCACTTTTTCATCAGATTATAGTTGTCAGAGTAGATCATGTTCAGAACCACGGCAAAATCCCATTGGTTATATGGCCGAATCTCGTCCTTCACCGTCTCATAGATTTCCTGCGTCTTGGCCATGGTATAGTAAGGAGCACGATGCTCTACCTCCTTGTCATCCTCAAACACCATCTTCTTGATCTGAGCCTCAGCAAAGAAGTCGTTAAAGTGGCCGTTACCCACAACCCCATAAATCTCCTTGTAGAGTTTCAGGAGGTCTTCTTCCGTAGCGTGCATAGCCACAAACTTGCCGATGATCTTGGTTACCTTCACCATCTGCTCCGGTGTAGCGTCACTCTGATATTTTGTGATAAGTTCTACTAAGTTCATATCATTCTTGTTTTTGTGATTTGACGTATTTGAAAATCTCGTCCAACTTGTTTTCCATGTTGTCAAGTCGCTGATTTGTTCTCTGCTGGTCACGAAATGATGTGTCCAACTCTGAGAGAAGTTGATCACAGTCCTTTACGGTCTGCTCGAAGTCCGGCATCTTATTGATGATGTCGTTGGCTTGGTTCTTCAATGCGTTCACCTCGTTGATGATACTCTCCTTGCTACAGGAGATTACAAGGGTGTCGCTGTATGCTGTTTGCTCAGTATCAACAACCGAGTAGATAGACTGCTTGCCATCCTCAGTTTGCACGTTTACTTTCACGTTCCTTGCCCCATAATTCGTCATTCCTGGCATAGCAGCCATTACGTTCTGCTTGCCATTCTCAAAGTCAGGGCATGGATTGGTCGTCACCTTACCTTGTTTAAATTTTCTGCTGGCTCTATCAAATAGATAGATTGGAAATCCAGCCTTCAAGTCTCTGAATATCATAATCGTATCGTTTTAAATGGATAATGCGAGGGAAACGATGGCTTACACACCATCCACCATTTCCCTCTATAATGATACTAAGCAGTAGTCAATGCTACGGTTAGACTGTCAAATATGCTCAGGCCTCTAGCCTTTCCACATACCACATCGTTAGCCTTTTGCGTTCTGCCAACACTGGCGATAGTTACAGCCGTTGGCAGTGCTGTCTGCCCTTGGAAGGCTGCTACCCATCTTTCCGTGTAAATCAACGGCTGTGCTCTCATCATGTTTTTGTTGCCTATTACAGGCGAAATGATGGAGATTGTCGCCACGATAGGTACAAACACCGTTGTACCATTCAGGATAGGCTGCTCATAACTGTAAGTTATGCTTGCCTGTGGCTGCACGCTGCCATTCACGCAATAAGGTCTGCAAAGCTTCTCATTGTAAGTAGCTAAAACTGAAACTTGGTTGGCTACCAATGCTGTAGTAGCCAAACCCACTGGAGAAATCTTGTTCATACCACTACGCTTCTGTTTCATTCTTTACTTTTTTACTGATAGCCACCTGCTACACCTGCGCCACATCCGCAACCGCCATTCATCAGATTGGCAAGGTAGATGTTCTGCTGCAACTGAGAGTTCTTAAACTTCAAGTCCTGAATCTCGTTGGCTTGCTCCTGACTCCAATGGCCTGTCAAGGTGTCGATGATGCGCTGGGTGTTGTTCTCACCTGCACGGATGACGTCACACTTGTCTTGCTGCAGCTGGAAACCGAGATTCGAAGCTGCTCTTTCTATACCTGTGTTGGTATAGCTAAAGCCCTGCTGCATCTGGTTAACGATGTCCTTCTGACCAAGCTGGTTGTCGTACCCCATCTTGATGATGTTCTGCTGAGTCTGGCAGCAGCAATCCTTAAGCGCAATTGTCATCTGCAAGTTACCCTGCGAAATGGCGTTGATTACTCGCTCTGCCGAGAATCCAACCTGACCACCAAGCTGCTGGATGCCAGCCTGGATGCCACAGATAGAGTTCTGCAAGGCGTTAAAGTCACAGTTCAGATTGCTTGCCAACATCTTAAGGTCGTTGCCGTTACCCTGGATGGCACCCATCAGCAAGTTGCTGTTTTGATTGTCTGCCATCTGGTTGCGCAAACTCTCGATTTGACTCTGAATCTCCGCACGCTGCACATCTGCGCCATTGTCACGGTTGTTCCAGTCTGCACCATACATATAGCGCATCATGCCCATCATCATCATGTAGGCGAACGGATTGTTCCACATATCATCATCGTCACGGTTACGCATCATAGCCGCCATTGCCAAAGGATTGCTGTCACGATTTGCCATCGCTCCAAGCAAACCACCCATCATTGCATCGTTGCAACAAGAGGTAGTCTTAATTACTTCTTCTGCCATAATTACTCAAGAAATAAAAGTTGTACATTTTGTTTATTCACACATGTAATCGATTACGGCAGCAAAGTTATCCCAAAATATCTACATGTTTCATAACTCTCTCAAACATTCTTTTAGTAGCTGATTTCCAAAGATTTAAGGTGACATAGACCCATATCAAAAAAGAGAAGCCTCATCAGCTTCTCTTCATTATTCTGTTATTTACCCATAAAATAAGTGATGATGGTTCCAGCAATCGCTATCACATTGATAAATGTTAGCCACGCAAACAACCACTTCTTGCGTTTATAATCTCCTGTCCACCAAACAAAAATATTAAACGAAACGCTCAACATTATAATGATAGCACACTCTACAAATAAAAATGTTACCATATTCATATCGCTTATCCGTGTTGCGATAGGGCTTAGTTCTTGTTTCTTTTCAATCTTTTCTTGATAAACGCCTTAACGTCCCATTTCTTGAAGAAATGAGAATGGTCCCCAGCGTTCCCTACACTCTCCAGCTCCCCATCTGCAATGGCCCTTCTTAGAGTAGATTCGCTGATATGAGCCTCCTTCTTCACCTGCCCGGCAGTCATATAAGGATTCAACATATGAGGAATCTGCTCGCACAGATTATCCAGATCCTCATCGCTCATACCGCAAGCAGTGATTTTCTCTCCTTTCCTCTGTTGTTCGTCTGCCTTGAAACAGGCATCACTCAATGATTTTAAAGCCACGCCTAAAACCTTATAATTCAAAATCTTCCCCATAATTCTCTAATTTTCTCTATTCATCTCCAAGATTCTCTATCAGGAGCAAATTTTTCTACCCATCTTCGTCTTGCTGACAAACATTTCTGCAAATCCGTATAGATAGAAAAATACCGTCACTGCCATAACTGTAAAGCAGGAATCAACCATATCATTGGTGGTGTACCAGTTCCATTCAACGATATGAGCCGCATTGATGCCAAAGAAATAGAAGAAAGGAATACGATACCGCCAGCAAAGGAAGAAGAATCTACTTGCAAGGATAATCACCATCGGTAAAACATACAACATAAAATAAATGAATATGTAGCAAGGCATATTCTCGTTGTGAGGAATGAACATCTCTCTGGGATTCTGAGAGAAATCCCACATACCGTATGCGTGAAAGCACATAATAGCAATGGGTACGTACTTACAGAACCACCGGAAGAATTTCAAAATCCTTCTGCTATACCGATTACCGTGCTTCATCAGCATTTCCATCAACTCGGTAACGTCCACATTCTGTAATAGCCGTTGGACTTCGGCTTCTTGTTCAATTGTCATTGTAAAACCTCCTTTTGTCTATAGTTAATTGTTCATACGTTCTTAATAAAATTAAATCTGTGGCAAAATTATAATATTTTTCTCAATCAATTCATTTTGAGCAAAATTTTAAAGTAAAGATTTATTTAAAGTAACAATCTGTAAGCAAATTATTCGTATACCAGTGTTTGATGAGCCATCTTAGTTTGATAGAGAATGAACTTGGTTGTGTGATATTGCCAACTCAGATAGGTGACATCTTTTATTTTACATCCTTATATTCCGATTTTGCATCGAAACAAGGACGCCATTTCTTCCAAATCTTTTTATCTGTCTCATAATAATGAATCTAAAATAAAGTAATTAATAATACTACCGAGTAAGATTACTACGGAATACCTCACAACGTCTTCCCACTCAAATCGCGAGAGATGATAGTGCTTGTACTGGTATATCTCTCTACCTACCATTACTGGCAAAGCAAGAAGACCTATCAATGTACCAATAAGCAAGCAAGACCAATCCAGTCTCGCTTGTTTAATTTTAATATATTTCTCATCATACATTATTATTTGTTATACACTCAGGACTACATTTCCTTTATCCCCATTTCCTCACCAATGGCGAGAAGTTCTTTGGCTCTTGCCTTGCACTTCTCTCTGTACTCTTGAAACTCATTGAACTCATTCATCTTCTCATTGGATTCCTCCTCGCTTACACTTGAAGGATTCTGCATAAGCATAAGAGAGTTACTTACTATTGCCTCAACCTCGCTCTCTGAATACTTATGTCTGATAAGGGCTGAGACTATTGCCCCATAGTTCCACACAGCGATAGGAAGGGTAATGAAGTTATCACTACCCATGCCCACTGCTATCGTCATCTTTGGTCTTCCAAAATGATTTCCTTTGATTATCTCTTTAATGTATGTATTCATCTCATAATTAATTTAATAATTTAATACTTAATTTCAAAAGCAACTACAGGTCTAATAGATGCAGTAATAGAAGAGTTTGCCTTATTAATATCATTTATTCCAGAACGATAAGAACTTAAACCTGTAGATACATCAAAGCTACAAATATGAGTCGAAATTGGTAACTCTGCTGAACTATATAGAAATCCGCCCAGTTTAACAAAAGCATTTTGTAGGAAAGCATTGCTAAAAATAGCCCACTCTGCTCCATCGTAGCCCTTTAAAGCAAACCAGCATAATCTTGCTATTTCACCGTGACTTGGTAGATACCAGTTTCCTGCATTCAGTCCTTTCACAAGTGTCTCTTTGCTCTTTATAGTAGGCTCATAGGCATTGCTATAAGATGCAGCAGGGAAGTAGTATTGAGCATACTTTTTCTGATTGTCATTTCTTGCAACAAAATCGTTAATACACTTTGTTATATTATCATACAGAGATTCCTCATTAGATGCTTCAGGAACAGGAAGATTAATACCTGAATCTGTTAGAACCATATCTCTTAAAGCAAGAATATACAAAGATTGTACAAGTCCCTTAGATACTGTATCTCCTACAGAAAGCCCTATATTGCTCAAATATAAGCCAATGTTACTATACATAGTGGAAGTAACAGTTGTAAATCCTATACAACCTCCCCATTGTGTATCCTTATATTCTTTAAACCCATCGTTATCAGCATTACTTTCATCTCGAATATTTACGTCTGAGATTATAATTCCCCAGGAATCAACATTAGGAATTAGATTAATGTCATAAACATTTATATTCGGATTATCTTTAAGTTTTACAGAAGTGATGCTATTATTTTGATCGTTATTAACCCCATACAATCCCCAAGCTGTATAAGGAACATTCAAGTTTTGTGTTGCAACAAACAATCCCTGATTTCTGTTCTTTGGGTTGATATAGAAACAATTAGCTACAGGAGTAAGATTAGCTTGCAACTCATCAGAGACAGAACCATCAGAGAAAAGAAAATCTCCCAAGGATAACTGATGAGGATAGAGAAAGACCTCTTTCTCTGCCGTTAATACAGTATTATCCAATAAAGTTACATCTACAGAGATTGTAGCTTTGTCATTGTTACTTACTGACCCTACTTTGTTTACCTTAACAATACCTGTATTTCGATCTATCTCCGCAAATTCATTTTCAGAGATATACCACTGCACATTGTCTATATTGTTACCAGTCACAGGAGTTGTAACTATACCATACTCATAGTTTCCAACCTTAGGTAAATTCTTCTTTCCTGTAATGGAAACAGCCTTAATAACGTTCTGTTTAAAGGAAATGTAAAGACTGTTATTTTCCAATGTTATATTACCAAAGGCTTGCTTCAAGGCACTGACTTGCGCTGCTGTCAAGCTGACGCTGCTGTCAATGGTTATCTTTCCACGTAAGGTTGCCTTCTTTTCTGCCAGGAACATTAATACTTCAACGTTGTCTATATTCCAATTTATACCTATCAAGATTACATTATTCAGTTTAGCTCCTGTATCATAGCAAGTCTTAACAATCTCATAGCTATCCAAGTTAGGACAATCCTCAATATGCAAGGTCTCAATGTTTGAGTAACCTGCCACTTGAAGATAACGAGCTTGCAAGTTTGTATATCCAACAAGGTTGAGTTCCTTGATGGAATTAGGAAGCACCAGCTTGGTGAGCATATCAGTAGGAGGTGTCGTTACACCTATAATAGGGGTATTGGTGAAGTCAATCTCCTCCAAGAGGTCAGAGGATAAGATGATACTCTTTTTCAGGTTCTTCACATTTCTGACAATCACCTGTCTCAGCATACCCATGTTACTGAGGTCAAAACTCGTTCCTGTCTCCCTTGTGTTTGGCTTGGATGCGGTATAGTTCATGACGAACTTTGTGAGCCTTTTTAATAAGCCCATATTGAGGTCGAACTTAAAGTCACCAAGACCTTCCAAGCCGTAGATGGTGTAATTTCCATTGCTACCCTTGGCATAGGTTGATAACTCTGTGATAAGGTCTGCATCATCAATATCGAAGGTTGCATCCTGTGGATTAGAGAACTTGAACGGCATATATGAATAAGTGCCTGGCTTGATATTACGGTGGTCATCAAAGTTGCCTACACCCCACTGCAAGGTACAATAGATGGCTTGATAGTGCTTGATAGCAAAGCCCCTACCGACTTCATATAAACGCAAGCGAAGGTTATTGCTAACAGACGAGCCACAATGATACTTACTATCAAGGTATCTCTGACGCTTGCCAAAGAAGTAGTCTATCACTTGCACCTTGTCACCATAAGCCTTTGTAAAGTTGTTGGTGTTTGCATAGCCGAAGGCATCTGCATTATACAGATTCTCGCACCAATACTTCCAAAAGTCCTTATACTTTGTGAGCATGTCTTGATAAGTAAGACCATTTCCTCTCATCTTGGCATACATCGCTTCCACCTCGTTAGGGAAACAATTTACAATATTATCCCACAAGGCAGACAGTCTGCCATTGAATACAGGAGAGAAACCTTCCGGACAATTAGGCTTGTACGAGTTAGTTGTTTCATCATAGACCTCTCCGTTAATCTGTGCTGTCTCATCTGTTACCTGATTGTAACAGTCATTCCACTCATGGTAGTATTTGAATGATAACACACCAGAGTTATTGAAAAGGGACTGACTGTCCGTGTCCCTCAGAAATATATCAGCCTTAGCTTCTTTTACCGTCTTTGCCATAATTATTCTTCATTCCAAGTTATTGAATCAAATGCTAAACTCATGTTTTTATCCATGGAATCCATGCCGATAATCCATTGGCAGTAGTTGAAATAGAATATCGCACTATCAGGTTTCAGATATGTACTTGCCTCTACTGTAAACTTCGCACGTCTGTATGCAGGATTATCCTTCTTATAGGTAATTCCATTATAGACTACTGGAGTTTCAAGTGTTGCATAATCACCATTCTCACGCTTGTATCTCTCAGCAAGGAGTACATTGGTGGAAACCACCCAGTTATGAAAACGCTTGATTACCGCAAGCTCCTGGTTGGCAGCATCTATGTTATCCGTAGTTTTCTTTGCTACACCCAGTTTATTTGATTTATTGACAGGTGACTTCTTTGGTACTCTCGCATAGTAAAGTGGAATACCAGTCAGCACACTTTTTTGTAAAGAATCACCAACAATGCTATAGTCTCCAGCCTCCTGATTGAACATATTGACATTCTCATCTATCTCCCATATCTGAGCCTTCATATAGTCCTTTGCAGGGAATCCAAGGAAAGACGCAGAATATTTATTGTTGATGAAATTGTATATGCTGAGGAAGGTAGGCGCAGCACTTCCACTTGTTGAGGTTCTTCTGAATCCTATCTCAGGGAAACCACTAAGTGACTTCCTGTATGTTACAGCCTTACCTAAATCTGCCTGTTCTTTCTGATAAGCAGTATAGAGAGAATCATTACCTTTAGCACAAGCAAGAAGTATCTGCTGGTACATATTCATGGCATGAATATTGAAGATACCTTCTGATGAAGCAAAGTTTACCTTGTGAACCATTTCCTTCTCACCAGTCTCTACACCGACAGTAATGGAGTAAAGTGTATGGTTCTCTGTTTCGCCAACCAATCCTACGGTAATATTTACAGACTCGCCATTCCAAGTTTCAAATATCTCAGCAAAGTTCTTGTATGGCAGAGGGTAGCCATTTGATGAGGTACCATCGGCATTAAACATGTGTGCGCCTACGGTGAAAGGAGCTTGTGCCCATCCATCAGTAGCCTTATTCCAAAGTGGATTTTCAAAGGTCGTGCTATTGATAGGAACATCATCATTGTTCTTGTTGTAAGGCAAGTTGTCGATATTCCATACGATGATAGGAGATTGAGGTAACGCCTTTTTCACCTTCTCATAGGATATAATCTCATCAGGGTTATGAATATTGCCACTGCTGTTTAGAATATCGTTGCGCTTGGCGAGGTTAATCTTTCCATAGTGGTCAAAGATTCCGTTGCTATCATACACATCATTGACATCTGGTGTGTCGTAAGCAAAATTATCCAGGGCTTGATAAGGGTTGATGGATTTCTCATATCCTCTTATAGAATAGAGGATAACCTGTGCCATATCAGAGCCTATGACTATATCCTTTGGTGTGCCCTGCTTCCAGTTTGCGTTAGAATAATCGAACATTCTTACACATACACCATTGATACACAGATAAGCCAAGTTCACATCCTTTTCTGTTGCATCACCACCACCAAGGTTATTAACCGTATGAGTAGTAGTTCCATCAATAGACAGAGAGAATTTCATTCTCTTGGTCTCTGGATAGTAAGTCATTACGCTATCAGTAGAACATTTTACCTCGATTCTATTTGCGTATATGCGGAAACCAGTTGTATCATCCATACAATCTACGATAACTGCATTCTCATCAGAACAGATACCTGTCTCAAACTCAATCTCGATTGTTCTTCCCTTCTTGTTTCCACTTACACCGAAGTTCTCTGCAAATGGTTGCCAGTCTTTCAGTGTAACATGCTTTCCAGCTCCAATGGTCATACCCTTTCCATCCAGGAATCCGTTATAGGCATTCAACTTAAAGTTGGCAGAACGCTCCAAATAGGAAGTTCTTACTCCTTCATAATAACTCTCCAAGTTCTCAATACCCTTATCGGAGTTTGTCTTACCCTTCATAGAGTAATATACCTTGCATTCGCTTACTGGTTGCAAGGTAACTCCTGCACCCTTGATTATTACATCGTGGGTTGCACTTACATCACCAATGGATATTACTACGCTAATCTTTGGAGCATAGTCATTTAAATCCAATGGCACAGTAGCCTTTAAAGGGGTCTCTCCAGATGTATGATTATCATCTATGGTGCATAACTGGTCTGTCAGAACAACCTCCTCTGTATTACTATTATACAACACCTTAATTTCTATTGCAACCTGTGAGCCTATCTCATTGTCAGGAAGGTAGAAATAATAAGGTACTTGGATTGTTGAATACTGAGTAGCAGATACAGGGGCATCTTTTCCTATGGCAATAGCAGAGATATTACCCTTCTTGATATAGGAAGTTCTTATCTTTTCTGTTGTAATACCATACTCTGAATTGACAGCCCATACTTCAATTTCATGCTTGCCAGCAATATAAGTACCTTTTGAATCAATGATAAACTCACCAGATGAGTTATTGATGGTCTTAGTCATGGTCTCGCTACCATTACCATTGCTTACCTTACAATAGACAGTGGCATTTGCACCCTGGCAATTCACACGCAAAGCCCACTTTCCATCCCTTACGGAAGTCTCTACATAACTGGCATCAAAAGAGAGGTTGATAGATACCGTTCTGATGCTGAGAGAGAAAGTTCTGCTTTGACCATGTGTATTAGACACAGTAATCTTTACAGTATTCGTTTCTGACACAAGATAGTTGGTCAGGTCAACATTGTAATTGTTGCCAGTTGCCGTACCAGAGGCTTCAAGCGTCTGTTTCAATTCCGGAATATCAACACCATTCACTGATACCACAAGAGTTCCGCTTGTCTCATCCTTTTCGGAAGGCTCTCCGTAGTAGCTATTGTAATTGATGGTCACAATACACTCTGTTCCTTTTACGATAACATCATTAGGTCTCTTTGTTATAGAAGTTCTCAGAATATACTGGAGTTCAGCCTTTGCCGTAACAAAATCATACGACTGTTTTACGTTATTAGCATAGGTCTCCTTGTCTTTATACCACTGGCGATAACTATCCTCATCTGAGAAGAACCTCCAATAGATGTGTGAATTGTTTCCCTCTGGCACTACCTCTTGGTCAATGTAACCGAACTTCCCATCTTTTAAGGAAATCAAGTTATCCTTGATGAGCTTCTGTACCCATTTACCCAAGTAACCTCCCCAATCGGTCTTGAGGTCAGTTATTTCCTTGTCTATTTTTTCTGTGGCCATATCTTAATTAATTTTTCCAAGTTTCATCATTAATCCAAGGTTTCTCATTCACCCACCATCCATTGCCGAAACAGCTTCTGATAGCTTGCCAAATAAGAACACTTCCCTTATACACTGCCGAAATCACATTACTTCCTAACCTGATAGCAGAGATGTCTTTAGTTCCTAACTTTATCATAGGCTATTCCTCCGTAAGCATATAGTAAGTGTCTGGGTCTTTCGTTTCCAAAGCTTCGTATGCTGTCTCTGTCATACAAACCATTTTAGGCATATTGGTGGTGATTGTATACACATTACCTTCCAGCGTACCAATACGTTCTACCGCACTGTCTAAGTTCTGCTTATTGGTAGCAGATGCCTTGCCAGCTGCCTCTGCCTTGCTTAACGCATTGCTTGCACCAGTAGAGGCGGTGTTAGCTTTCTCCTTGATTTCGTTGATAGTGGATGATAAGCCTCTGAGTTTGTCACTAACAGCCTTCTGACTCATCACCTTATCCTCAGCTTCTCCTGATTCCTGGACAACACTCTCCTTGTCGAACTTCTTAGCCAATGCATCATTCATGGTCTTCTGGCTTACAACCTTATTGGTGCTCACGCCCAACTCCTGAGCCACTTCCAGCAAGGTTGTGTTTACCCAGCTGCTGCCATTCTCTGAATAGAGTACATTGATGCCCTGAGGAACTACGAGATTATCAAAATTTTTATACGTACCAGCTACGGTCGCAAAATAATACATCTTGGCATCGATAGCCTTAGCTGGCACAGTGTCAAGATTAGCCACGCCCATATACGTAGCACATTTTACGAGCTTAAACTTTTCTATGATATTTGTTATCAACTCGTCCCAATAGCTATCCCTCTTGGCATTTACACACCAAGTTCCTCTGTCTGCATTCCAGTAATGAGCCCAACCGTCTATCACCACAAAGTCACCGGCCACACCACCAGTAGGGAACTTTCGGTTCACCTCATAGATGCTGCCATATTCTCCCTTGTAATGAGGATCTTCTTTATTAATATCGTTAGCCATAAAATATTATATTTGAGAAAGTTGGTTATACTTTTCTGCCAAATCGCTTTCCTTCTTACTTACCAGGAAGATGCTGATGGCACGATAGATAAGATATTTCTTGCATTCATCTGTCAGGGAAAGGATAATCTTCTGGTCGGTCACTTCGTTTTCATGCCCAGTATCAGTAGAAAACACATCCTCTAACTTTTGATAAGGGATATACGTGAACAGTTCAACCTCATGATCATATACAACTCCAACAGGTGCATGGTTTGCATCATACCTTCCGGCAGTCCAGTACATCAGCACTCGCTTTCCTGTAATTGGCGATGTGGTAATCATGCCCTTTGGTTTCTGTGGCGTTCCTCTGGTCCACCGGGAGGCTTGCATCTGAGCCTCCTTGCTGCCTGGTTCCATCAGCATCGTCAGCGTGCTTTGCCAACTTTTTAGTTTCAGTTCTACCAATCTCAGCCAATCGTCAGGAATTGTCAGGCATCCATGACCATCTGTAAACTGTGTTTGGATGGCATCATAATCTTGATTGCCACTTTCATTCAGCGAAATTTCCACCCTTTTTGGGAGAATCATTTGCGCTGGTGCTTGCAGTAGAATCTGTTGTGAAGCCGTTTCAATGGCTTGCTTCATTTCCGTGTCCGAATCATCCGTAATGATGTCATTCACCTCATCATGGATCACTTCGTCCATAGCTATGCGCATTTCCTTCACAAGGTCACTCATAAGAACTTCCATAAGCAAGAAACCTATTAACTAAAAATTATAAACTAAAACTCAATCACCACACCCAACTCTTTAGCCTTCTCCTTCACACTCTCAGGTGATTTCAGTTTCCTTACATCCACCTTATAGGTCTTCTGGAGATAGTTCTTGGCCTTAGTGATGTTCTCGAAATGAAGGGCATTCTCGTCCTTCACCTGCTCTTCTTTTTGTTGCTGAATCTCTTCCGGCTGGCTCTCATCAATGATACGGCCTGACTTCGTTAGAGGATGTTTCCTGATGCATTCTGCCACCTGCTTGTTATCCGTAATGTACGAATAGGCATCGTTGCCACACCGCTCAAACTCAATGTTCTTGATCAGTCCGCTCGGCAGAGTCACAACAAAAATGAGCATGCTCTTAGCTACAAATCTATACATATCTATTTGTGTTTATGTTGAGAAGGGATAGTGAGACTGCATTAGCCTCAACTATCCCCTAGATTGATATATGTAGAAAACTATCAGTTTCCTATACGATGATTACGCTGACTCCCGAATCTCCTCATCTGTAACGCCATCACCAGTGAAGACTGGTCGGGCTACACGGGCATGGGCATCAGGGAAGGTCAGTACCCAGCAGCTATACTCCTCCATCACAACACCTGCAGTGTTACGAATCAAGAGATCCTTAGCGTTAAACTCATTTCTGGTCCATGTGCCGAATACATACTTATCCAGATAACGAGAATCCAGGCAGAAAGCTCTACCATCCATACCCCAGGAGTTAAAAGCATCGTGACGATAAATCAGAATCTTAGTACCCATACTCTCGAACTTCTCGAAATCTAGTTTCCAACCCTGATAATCCTTTTCTGTCTGGGTAATGATACGCTTATTAGAACGAAGGTTAGCAAATGCCTGATAAATCAAGTTGTCAACAAAGAGGAGTTTGGTACGGCTGGAGTTACCTGCACCCTTCAACATAGCAGCAATAAACTGAGTCAATTCTTTCTCGCTGATTACATACTCGTATACCTGCTTCACAACCTCAGATGCACCATCAGAGTTTGTAACCTTTACCTTCGTTGTTACAGGAACAAGATCGCCTTTATCGTTCCTTTGCATCTTTGGCTCCCAGTGACCTATCTGCAAATCCTTTCCAGCTTCCCAGAAGATGCCGCCCATAGTGTATACCATACCGACATCCTTTCCACCATTCGACTGAGAACGATAGCCAAAGAGACCACTCAACTCCTGGCCCTGACGCATATCATCCATCGCCATTTTCTCCTGTCTGGTGAAGTCCCACTGAACCTGGGTCTTCATCATACGGTCAATAAGAGATTCCTCTACCTGCATGATGAATCGCTGGCAATACTGGAAGCTCTTGTCAGGCATAGAATAGTAACTACCTGTTTCAACCTCCTTTTCTCCAGCGGCTCTACCAAGTCGCATCACTACTGTTCCTGCAGCAATATCCTCCGGTATATCTCTGTTACCACGTGATACATTCTTTTTGCCATTCAGTGCATAACAGGTTGGATTACCATCGTTGTCAACAGACGTAACTCGCAACTGCAGAGGAATCATCTTGCTTCTGTCGGTACCATTATCATCAAAACCCAACATGTCGTTAACCATAATAATGTCACCAATACCAAACACAGTAGGATTTTCTACCTTAAATGTCACTGAGCCACCATTTGTAGTTTTAGCAAGTTTCTCAGTTAGTTTGGTTTTGATTGGTCGCTGACCGATGGAATAATACTCGATGCGGTTGCTGTCAACAGGAGTCATTCGTTTCGAAGCCCTAAGAATCTGATCAATAGGGCAACTCTCCAATTTCATTTCTACCACGGTTGGGTTGACATGGGCGACATAATAGTCCCAATTTCCCATTTTTTCCTGCTGCTCCTGACTAGCAGCTGCCCATTTAGGACCAGTACCACCAACACCAGGACCATCTGTAGGACCAGTCGGGCCACCACCACCTTCACCAGTGGGAACTGCAGGAGGATTTTCTGCCATTGCATAAGAACTTCCACCACTAAGAATCATGACGAGCATCGCCATAATGAAACCAAACCATTTCTTAAACTGTTTCATAATCTATACATTTAAAATTATTAATTATAAATTTCTAATTCTACATCCCAATCATCTTGCTGTACACCTGTTCTGTACGGCTCTTTTCCTTTGGTAGTGAAGGTGCGCCACCGCCTCCATCGATGTTGATGTTCTTCTTACCGCCCTGCTTGCCATCATGCAGTTGTTTCTGCTGGTCAATCTTCTCGTTCTTACCACGCTTGTAGCCTCGCTCCTCGGCATCAGCCACAGCCTTGTCGAAGTCCTTGATTTGAAAGAGGCGCAAGAAGTCTTCCTTCTTCAAGCCATACCGAGCTGCACGCCATATGAAACCATCATCATCGTGATCCTCGCCATCATCGCTACGCTTGTAAAGCCATTCTATCAAATCGGTAATCGCCTCAGGCTTCAATTTCGCTTCTTTAATAGCAGCGTCAAGTTCGGCATCTTCCTGCTCCATATTGGCAGCAAGTTGCTCATTGTCCTTTGTTAGTTTCTCGCTGGCTTCAAGTTTTTCTTTTTCACTAGCCTTCAAACGAGCCTTAGCCTTCTCGTCACCATTGATGGCATCAATATAGTCCTGCCCCATTTCATCAATCATGAAATCGATAAAATTGAAGTCGCTGCCATCGGCATTCTTCTTGGTCACAAGACCTGTCACCAGACTTGGAGCATGAGGGTTGTCCTGCAACATTTTGTTGAAGTCATCCATTTTCTGCTTATTCTGGTCATACTGGTCGTAATCGGTCGAAAGTTGACCATAAACAGCCTCATCATCGTCCATATTCAAGTCCGGATAACGCTGAGCAAGACGCTCTCTGAAAGAATCTCGCTTTGACTTAACTTTCTGATTATCAATAGTTTCTTTTGCCATAAATATTCATTTTTAATATTTGTGTGCTAAATTAAGGAAAATTTCGCATTACTTTGTGATAAGTTCTGCATCTTGATGAATTAATTTTGCTGGTATGAAACATCTAAATTCCATATCCGAAATTTACCTTAAAAGAGACCAAGAAATGTATCTGCTCTTTCGTAAGGCCAAGAGGATGGTAGAATATCCTACCACCATGGCTAAGATATGCGATTACATCGCCAAGATGCCTGCATCTTGCTATTATCTTGCCGATAGCACTGCCTATCGGTATGTATGTAAACGCATCAAGGGGGATAAGCCTAAATTCGGCAAATACCAAGCCATGAAAGAAAAACTCTTTGAAGATTTCTATCAGGATTTCTTGCGTCTCCGGAAAATGGATCAATACAAGGAATACAATACCAAAAATCTTGTGTATGAATGCCTGAATCTTCCTGCGCCCAATTTGGGTATGGCTCCACGCTACATACAGATGAAAATAAACAATTATTTCCGCAATAAGAAAACATCATTCATAACTCGATAAATCACTTCCATTATGCGTACATTATATATTACACTTCTCATCATCCTCCTGATGGCTTTCATCATTCCACTTCATGCCTCGCTGGCTGTGTCTCCATCATCGCCATTATACACCCATTTCGCCTATATGTTCGGTCATGCCAACTTTATACACTGGGGTATCAACGGCTGGTGCATATTGATGGTTCATCATCAGTTCCGCTTCCATCGCCTACTGGCTGCCTGGCTCTGTTCCGTGTTGTTGTCGTTCATATACTATCCGGCATTACCTGTATTGGGTGCATCCGTATTGATTTCTTTCTTCATGGGATTCTCTGCGCAATGGTATTATCGGTATCACCGCATCTACTTCTGGCAGATGATGCTCGGTATGGCTATAGGTTTCCTTCTCCCTTACATAGCTGGTATCTTCCACATAGTCCTATTCTGTTTAGGTTTCATTTATGCTAAGGCAGAGAGATTTATCCGTCATGCCAACACACTTAACATTTGACATTCAACACTTAACATTATTATATATAACGAATGCCAGTAGCAAAATCCTCCTTAAAGGTTCGACCTCAGCAGCAGATTTCTGATAAGAAGCTCAAAGAGATTCTTGAAGAAGATAAGAGAAGACTCAAAAGTCTCCTCGCTAGTTATCGTCCCATTACTGGAGAGAATGCCCCTGGACTTCGATTCGAATGCGTCATCACTGATTTTCTGAATGGAAAGAAACTCTGGCTCCCGGTGGAAATGTTGAAGGAAAAGAAGTTCTGCGCCATCATCAAATGTGGTTCTATAGAGGCCTTTTGCGATAAGTACATGCCAGACTTCGACCAAGAGAAGGCTCGCGATGCTGTCTTCCGCTATCTCATACGCCTGCGCTGTAAGCACGATTTCTATTTCTTCGCCTACGCCTACGCCCGAATCAAGAATAAGGATGGTGGTGAGGATATACCTTTTCTTCTTCGCAATGCCCAGATCAAACTAACCAAGGTCTTCGAACAGTTACGCCTACACAGTCAGTACCACTATATCCGTGTCATTCTCTTGAAGTGCCGTCAATGGGGTGGTTCTACCCTCACCGACATCTACATGGCATGGTTACAGATCTTCTGGAAGACAAACTGGAATAGTAATATCGTTGGACACCAATCTTCATCTGCCACACAGGTATTCGATATGTACGAGAAGCTAATTAATGCCATTCCTACATGGCTCTTCTACGACATCGGTCAACCATTCAAGCCTGATACTCGCAAGTTGAAGACTTCTGGCACCATTCAGAACATCAAGTACCTCATCCCTCGTTCCTGCAAGATTCAGACTGGTTCGGCTCGTAACCCTGAGTCCTGTCGTTCCGGTGATGCTGCCCTCGCACATATCACAGAGGAAGCCTTCTTCCCGAATACTACAGAGTGGACCCCGGCTAAGGTTATCAAGGCTGCTTCTTCATCCATCCAGCCAGACCCTCTTACCTTCATTGTCCGAGAGTCAACCCCAAATGGTCGTGAAAATGAGTTCCATGATGCTTGGGTAGCTGCCAACTCCGTAGATAAGGATGGCAAGCCTCTCTCTGCTTACACGCCTGTCTTCGTGGCATGGTTCGAAATTGAAAAATATATATTGCCATTTGCTTCCGAGGATGAACGTGCCGATTTCGCCATCTGGCTGTGGAAGAATCGCAATGACGAGCAAGGTCATGGTAAGTACTATTGGTGGCTCTACGAATGTAAAGGCGCATCTTTAGAGGGCATCCATTGGTATATTGAGAAGTCCAAGGAGTATGAGACTCTTGACGATATGCGTCAGGAGTTCCCTTCTGATGATGTAGAAGCCTTCCTCTTCTCTGGTACTACAGTCTTCGACCCATACAAGTTGAAGGAAATGGAAGAGGACTGCAAGGGTATTGAGCCTATCATGGTGGGTGACATTGAAGGTGACTCTTATGATGCTGCCGATGATGCTTGCATGAACAATATCCGCTTCATCGAGCGTTCAGGCGGACCATTGAAGGTGTGGGCTGGACCAGACAACTCCGAGATTGTCAGACATCGGTATATCGTAGCCTGCGATATTGGTGGTTCTCATAAAACCTCCGACTTCTCTGATATTGTAGTCCTCGACCGCTATGATGAAATCTATGGTGGTGTACCGGAAATCGTAGCTGAGTGGCATGGCCACTGCGATGCCGATCAGTTAGCTATGCGCTGTGCCCAGTTAGCCCATTTCTATAATGATGCTTATCTGGTCATCGAGAACAATACTGCCTACTCGCGCATGAACAATACTGAGGGTAATCAGTCAGAGTTGTTCTTCCCTATCCTCCTCCCACTCTACGACAACCTGTATAGTGCCTCCCAGTCCAAACTGAAAAAGGTGAAGAATATCGAAATGAAATGGGGATTCAACACCAACAAGAATACAAAGGTGGCAGTAGTGAAGACCATGGCCCGCATCATCCGTGATTCTGGCTATATGGAACGAGAACTTGCGGCAATAGACGAATGTACCTACTTCCTCTATTACAAGCAGAACGACTGTTATGGAGCCGTAGCCGGAAAGCATGATGACCGTGTCATGGCGCGAGCCATAGCTCTCTACGTAGAAAAGGATATGCCAGCACCGGAAATCGTTCCATTCCGTTCAAAGGCAGAGATAGAACGTGAACGCCTCCGCAACCGCCCACCAGTAATAGCTGATTTGGCCGGAATTGGTGGTGGCAGCTAACCTCTATCTATCCAGCAGCATGATACGTCCCCTGTATAGTCACCGTTTCAGGCGATTCTATCGCCTGTCCATATAAGTTAATAATTAAAAGTAAAAAGAAAAATGAAACAAAGTTATTCAAACCTGCTGCGTAAGATGCTCATAGCCATCTACCAGCCTATCGTCACTCGTATCGAACTCTTCCGTGCCACACGCATGTGGCAAAAAGGAGTCAAGGCAACCATTGCCAAGTATAAAGAATGTGGCGCACCTCGCTTCTACATGCTCTACGACCAGTCGCATAAAGATTTTGCGATCATGACCTACGATCCTAACAGAAAGAATATGCTCGCATATCGAAGATTAGTCCAGATGGGCAAGTGGAAGGCAACACGCTACTTCAAGAACGTAGAAGACATCAAGGCTGCCTCCTACTACTACACTCCTTCCAAGTGGGGAGCCATCGGCTGCGATGCCGACAACAAGGTTAGAGCAAAGAAGTTGAAACAATGGCAAGAATACTACATGTACCGAGTTTCTACCCCGATGTTTAAGTTACGCATATACAAGAAGAAACATGGTATTGACTAAACAAAAAGAAGAGGAGACCATCACGGCTTCCTCTTCACAATCAAATTACCTTAAAAACTAAACACCTATAAAATAATCTAATCTAAGAACTGAACAACATTTCGTTCAATATTATGAATTATCTAAGAACTTCTTTTCTACATAGCTGCCGAAGGAAGAGCTGCCAAATCATTTGCTCCATCGTTTACATCTTTCAGATGTGCTGCAGGCGTACCAGTCTGCTGTTGTTCAACTCCTGCTGTAGGCATTTCGCCATTCGCTTGCTGCTGCGCTTGCATGGCTTGTAGCTTCTCCAACTGTTCCTTGAAGTACTTCTTCATTCTGCTCGTACCAGGGAATTGCCCTACGGTCAGCATCGTATATGGATCCATCTTACCGCTGGTCATGAAGTTCCAAGCCATATCGTTGTTGGCAGCTCTGATAAGTGGACTGTATGCATCCAAGTCGATAGAAACATCTAAATCCATATCTCTCATGGTCTCTGAATTGAAGTGAATTTCAAATTCATCACCTGTCAGTTTCACGCTGTCAGCATCGGTACAAAATTCCTGTATCAGGTAAAGTTTCTTCTTGGCCACACGTACCTTAAAGTTGTTGAAACTCTCAACAAAGTCCTGTATGGTGGTAGATGATGATTCTCTTTCCAACTGATATTGCTTACCGCTGGTATTCCGGTGCTGTCCTTGAAGAGCACCCTGTACACCAGTTCCCTCGCTTGCCATCGTCTTGGCAAAGTTCACCATGAAGTCAACACCTGCCGGAATACTCTTGTTGACCAATGTCTGAGGTGGTTTACCTCCATTCTTGGAGTTCCATAAGATAAAACCATCCGTCTTGGTATAGTTCACCTGCATTTCATCGATGCTCTGTTTCTCGCTCAGAGCATTCTCGTCCACAAGCATCGTTCCCTTGGCACCATTGGCTACGATGAAGTTAATCATCATCATATAATGGTTCAAGGTGCGCTGGTTGTTCTCGGCACGCATAGAGAAACTTCTTATCTCACCATTCAGGCAAGGATAAGCCACGAAGGTATATGGCATGATGGAAGTTCTGAAACCGTCTCTCAGCACATAGTAGGGCGATTCCCTGGCATCCAGCAGATAGCCATTAGGGGTAAGGTATCTTCTGAACCAGTAGGTCTCAGCCTCATCCTTAATTTCGATGGTCTTAAGTTCAGAAGGGTCTACATAGTAGATAGGCTCACCATTCTCATCGAGCACAGGTAGGCCATTCTCATCTTTCATGATGTTGGATTCCTCTATCTTGCGCTTCTTTTCCTCATAGAAGGCTCGCTGGTCAGGAGAAGCATAGCCGCAATCTCCACTCTCCCAATCATGCACCCAGATGGCTGGCCTGGTTTCTTTTGTCCAGATTTCCAATACCCGGTACTTGCCTACTACTGAAGAATGGGTGAAATCATCTATTCCGGCATACTGGGCTTCACCAGTCGGGTGATAAGTCTGTTCGGGCGCAAAATGGTGCTGCGTCTTTAGATAGATCTCACTGAGTTTATTAGCCTCTTCCTTGCTTCCATTTGTAAAGGTAGCAATAATCTCTCGCCAAGTCAAATCATGAGCCTCAGCAATAAATTCCACATCACTCAGGTCATACTTAAAGAAAGGTGGTAAAGCTAACTTAAAGATGTCTACAGAATAGTCAAAGATGCCATTCTTGCCATCCCTTCTGCCATAATAGGTTTTCATGCCCACAAAGGCGAAGACACAGAAGGAATAGAACATTCTCGCATCTAACTCTTGCCTGTCGTTCAAGTTGTCGTTCTGACGAAGATATTCATTGAAGAAACTGATATAGTCTTCCTCGTTTGGATCCACGGCACTACATGTAGCTGTACTGCGCTGCTGGCGCACAAGACCTACGAGCGAAAGAAGTTTGTCTCCGATTACATCGTATTCCAGTATTGGCATACCTTTTAGTTCCATATACTGCCGGATGGTAATCTTTCTTCCGTTCCATTCTATCAACTCTTCCAACTGTCTTCCCATCACGAAGTCTTGCGCTCGCTTCCACTTCTTTCTCAGTTCTGCACCATCATAGAAGTATTGGCAAGCCCATTGCAGCAACAGAAGATTGCTTTGGCTCTGCGTAAACCGCTCCCGACTCACTCCTTCAAGTGAGTCTGGTCCTGGCTCTGCATAGTTCGATATGTCATTTATTACATGATTGTCAACCATAATTCTCAATTTTTCGCCAAAAATACCGCATTTTTCTCGCTTATTAGTGATAAGTTGCGCAACTTAACATTACTTTTTCATATTTTCTCCTTATTTTTGTTCCGCATTTCATTTAAAACGTTTTAAATCTTTTAAATCATGGGTAAATCAATCAATGTGCATGAAGCCTGCGTCATTACTAAAGATGATAAAGGCAACCTCTCCATGGTAGGCAAGGCGAAAGAAGCCCTCACCACCTTGAAGAAAAATAAGGTTTCCGTCTGTATTCTTCTCTGCGACAACAAGAAGGAGGATGTGGAGAAGTTCCTTAACGACAATAACGTGCCTTTCGCCTCTCTCAGTACCAAGGAGGAGACCGATAAGGATGGCAACACCAAGCATGTTGACCCACCAAAGGCAGATGTCACCATCATGCCAAGTTCCAAGGTCATCACTCTTCGAGACGATTGGCAGTGGTGTTTGGATGATATTGCCAGACGCCTTTGGGGAAAGGAAAAGAAGGAGAATCCGAAGAGTGAGCAGCAGCGCATGGATGACAGCATGGCTGATTACATACGCTGGGCAACACCAAAAAATGAACCAGATAAAGCATCTGGTACTTCTCTCGGATAACATCGCTCCAACATCTTCAATTTTCAAAATACGATTTTTATCTTTTTGTTAAAAATAAAATTTATTTGGAATTTAGAATTTTACAACTATCAAAAAGGGACTCGCTGTGAAGCGAGTCCCTTTTTCTGTTTGTAGAAATATAGAACATAAAAATGAATTGGCCAATGCCTATTTTCGGAAATATAGAACATTTTTTAGAGTGAAGTAGCCCGAAGGCTACTCCATTCCGTTCAACGTTTTAAGCAGCTCCTTTCTGGTATTCCGAATCTCTACCAGTTTGGCAGCATCGTTTGTACCATCCATTTGCTTCTTAGCCTTATTCATCTTCCTTCTTGCAGCAGAGATAGCCTTTCTGGCCGCAAACAGTCGCTTGTTGGTCTTACTGTCCTTAAAGGCATTTGCCTTCGCCTTATCAACATCCTTCAAACGCTGATACTCTTGATAAGTCTCCATGGTTCCGTTCCAGACGTTCTGTATTCTCCAGTCCTCCGTCACGTCCTCTGCCTTAGCCTTCATCAGGTACTTGCTTTCAGCCTTCTCCATTTCCTTCAAGTCTTCATCACCGTTCAGATAGCCCTGCACCATGTCCAGAGCCTCCTTCTGGGTGAAAGCCTTGTACTCACTTTGCGAGAGGAATTTCTTAATCTTCTGGCGCATCTTCTTTTTTTCCGTGATACTCTTGGCAGCATCAAAGCGTTTACTAGCCTCCTGCAGCGAAGTCACGCCATCTTGCATTTCTGCACTCTCCAGTGCCTTCACGCTTCCAATGGCAGCCTTAATCTGAGCCTCAGCATCAATACCATTGCGCTGGCAGCTCTGATAGGTCATCACCACACCTTCCATGTCACCGCTAAGGATAAAGTCCTTGAAGTAACTCTGAGCCTTCCATGGAGAGAAACCCTTAGAAGAAGGGAAGAAGAAATCAACGGCCTTGAACTCCTTGTTCTCCTGGCTCGGAATCAGGAAAGGTGCCCAGTACAAAGCATCCTTATAAAGCAGTCCGATGGTCTTGCCATACTTGCGCTGAATCTCTTGATCCGCATGGCTGGCTTGGAAATCGCTCAGATAGTTTATATCATCCAAAGTCATTCTCACCATAGGGTTAGCCTTACCTATCATTCTCTGTACCATAGGTCCAGGGAACTCCAGTTTACCCTTATGGTTGAAGAGGTATTCAGGAACCTCACGGAACTGCTTACCATGTCTCACATACATTTCTGTACCATCTTCATATCTGCCTAGGAAAATCTTGCTTTGCTGACCAAGGCTGTTGCCTCGCATCAGATAGTCATACCACTTCATACCATCAGGATAAGCAAGTTCATACATGCTCTTATAGCTTGGGTTGGTCTTTCTGATCTCCTCAGCCTTTTTGCGCTCCTTCTCCTCGTCCAAAGCACGGAAAGCAGCATTGATGCCATTGGCAATACCCTCGTAGAATACCATGAAGCCGATACCATAACAGAGGAGTGCAGAAATCTGTCTGCTTCTTCTGCCTTCATCCTCCAGTATAAGTTCCTTATGTTTGAGCCTCTGATAATACTGTTTGAAGTTTTCAAAGGTGGCCTCATTCCATATAGAACCATATCCGGTTAATGCCAGAAAGTGACGTGTGGTAGAAGCATTCCAGTCTGGTGAAAGAAGAACTCTTCCGGCATAACGCAAAGTTCGATGGCTGGCTCCCAATACATCCCAGTGCTGACCGCCAAACATATCGTTCACAAACTGACCGTCCTCGTCCAAAGCCCGGCTCATTTCCTCCTCAGTCCATCCCTTCTTCTTGGCACGTTCCTTAGTCTTGTCTGCCCTCATCCGGTAGGTCGCAAGTTTCAGTCCGTCATGAAGGAAATCCCACAAGGCTCTATCCATGCCCTTGTTGATGAGCGAAAGCATCTGCGTTGCCACCTTCAATGGCATAGTAGCCAAAGCCACCGTTCCGGAAATTTTATTTCCGTCCTTCAACTTCTCCTGCACCTTCATCATCGCATCGCGCATGTTGTCAAACATGTTCTGTACATCCGCTGCAGCATAGTCGTTGGTCGCTCCAAACTTCACCAAGTGGGTAGCAGCCTCTTGGAAGTCCTCAGGATTGGCAAAGCAAGGCAACTGATGATTCTTCATCGTATCTACAAAGATATACTTCATAAAGTTGGCCATGGCCTTCTTAGGTCCAAACTCCACCATGTTTTGTACCATGTATACCTCCGTCAATGCTCCGGCATGGAAACCACTAAATCCCAGCTCCAGCTTCTTGGCACTCGAAGCAAGCGTATCAAACGCCTTCCAGAAAGGAGAAGACTGATAGGTCTCGAATACAACCCCGAATCTGTCCCCGGCACTCGCCTCGCTATAAAGCACCTTCTCTTTGCCAGTGATAGGATTCTTCACCTTCATCTGCTTAGGCGATACATTATATACCCATACAGGGCCTACGCCCGGAATCTCGAAGTACTTATATTGCTCCAGGTTAAAAGGAGGCGTAGAAGAAAGCAGTGGGTCAGAAGAAACGATTTCTCCGTCCTCATTCCGCTCTATCACGTTCAATCCGCTCAACTCCTGCAGCATGGTCTTGTTTGCCCAAGCTTCGATATTACTACGGCTATAGTAAGCCATCATCTTCGTGATGTCGGTAGTCTTAGGTACAAGTCCCAAACCAATGCCTTCCATCAAGGTGCTGATAGTTCTCGGCTTCTCGTTAGGGCTTTTTGTGCGTTGTCTGTTCTCCACATACATCGCATAAGCCTGCTTGTCGCTCTTCTCCTTATCCCAGATATGGTTTACATAGTCGGCATTATATCCGGTGTCCTCTCTTAAGGTGTGATTATCCTTCAACCAGTCGTAGGTATAGTTATACCAGTCTCTGATAGAATCAATGGCAGCCTTCATTTCAGGCGAGAGATTCTTGTAGTCGATACCCACAGGCACAATCTGCTGCTTCACCAGTGGCAATACATGCTTGCTCAGGATGTCCGTACCATCAATAGGGACAAAGCCTTCCTCGCCCTGGTGATTGGCATTGATAGCCTGAGCCATCTTGTTGGCCACCTCGCTCACAGCCTGAGGATCATCATAAACCTTCACCTCCTTGTCGTCTTTCAGTACGGTATGCATCTTAGCAGTCTCAGCAATCAAGTCTGCCACGAAAGGCTGGATAGCCTCTACATCATCAGTCTGGATATGGATATGTCCCTTGTCAAAAGCATCAGTGGCATTCAAATCATGCGCCAGGTCACGCAGTCTTCTAGGAGCTTCTATTATATAAGGTATAGCCTCAGCCAGCTTCTCTGCCCGGTTCGGCATGCCCTTGTAGTCAGAAAGCAACTTGTCGAAAGCACCGCTATCTGCCATCTTCTCTATTCTGTTCTTCACATCATTGATATAGATAGCATCATCAGCACTAGCCTCCTCCATATTCTTTCTACGATGGATAACGGCATGCTTCACGGTCTTTGCAGCACCTTCCTTGCTCACGTCCGTACTGGTCACCTCGGCCAAGTCCTGCATCACCTGCTGCTCCAGGTCATCAGCCTTCGGATTGGTCTCTGCTGGGTAAATCTTTCCCTCATACAAGTCCAAATCCGCTTGTTGCTGCTCCAGAAGCTCATGTCTGGCCAACCAGTCCTCATACTTGCGTTTCACCTCCTCCTGCTTCTTCTTTTCGAAGGCAAACATATCAGGCATAGGGTCTTCCTGGTCCTTCATGGCTTCCTGCCATTTCTCGTATTCATTGATACGACTTTGATACTCATCGTTTGTTTCTCCTTCTTTACGTACTGGTAATCTTGATCTGCTAATTGCCTCCAAATTCTTACCTTTTGGAAATACATCTTTTTCCAATATAGGTAACACATGTTCATTCAAAATGTCAGCCGAAGTCAACGGAGTATAGCTTGTTTCTAGTATATGAAGCGAGTTTATCTTTTTTGCAATTTTATCTGCAATAGACTTCTGACTTACTATATTACCGTCAGCATCTAGCTTTATTCCGTCTATATCACTTTTCAACTCATCAATAAGAGGTAAAACGGATTCCAAATCCTTTGAACTTACTGACAATTTTCTATTCTTGAAATAGTCTGTATCATTCAATCCTTCAGAAACTTCACTCAAACGTTTTGGAACTTCCACTATATAAGGAACCGCATCCACCAATTTGTCTTCTCTATTATGAATAGCAGCATATAAATCTTCATTAAGCTCATGGCGTTTACGCCACTCCTTGTTAAGGCGTTCCCATTCCTTCTTGCCTGCTTCATCCTTATCAATGTCATAGAACATTGGTGGTTCAGGGTCCTCCTTATCCTCACGTGCATTCTTCCATTTGCGCCACTCCTGTACACGTTTCATGTACTGAATAGTGCTTTCACCCTTCTTCATTTGAGGTTTACCCTTACCAGGACCATTAGATAGCGCATCCTTGATTTCAGCATTGCTAGCCTGCTTCATCATGGCTTCCTGCTTCTCCTTAGGCATATTGTCCCATACATGGAGAGCCTTGCCAGCCTTCATCAGGTAGTATCTCAAATCCTTGTCATTCAGAAGTCCCGGCACACGAACACCCAGCTTCTTCAATACCTTGATAAGATAATGCTTAATCTTGGTCCAAAGAGAAAAGTCCTCAGCAGTCTTAGGACCCTCCTCAGCCAAATGAGCGATATACTCCTGCGTTCCCACATTCATGCGGTCAGGGTTCTTCCAGTCCGGATCATATTTATTGGCAAAGTCAATAATCTTGCCTCGAACATCCTTACCTACGGAACGATAAACGAAGTTGGCGAACTTTCTCACGCCATCTTCACCACCAAGAAGTACTTCCATACCCTCATGCCCTATCTTTTCATGGAAGACGGTTCGCTGGGCATCATTGCCATCCTCACAGTTCGGCAGATACACATGCACGCTATGAGTCTCCGGGTCGTACCATCCCTTGGCTCCCTGCTCTACCTCTGAGCGATATTCCTCAGGCACATCATCCAAAGAAGAATAAACAGTAGCCTCAGCACCACCCAGCTTATTTGCTGTATTCACTACCGAATCAGCGATTTTTCGCTCATTTTCTGCTGTTTTTTCTTGCTCAATTGAGAAAAAGTTTATACCTTTGCCATCAGAAAGGGGTGAACCAGAAGACGCTTCGGGCGTAGGGAGAAGGGAGTTCTTAATCTCCATGACTCGCTGGTCAACCCCCTTTTTCGTCTTATAGTAGCTTTTGGCTGTAAGATTACCCTTCTTATCACTATAGATCTCTGCCAGATTTAATGTACCATCCTCAGCTTGCTTCAAGAAGAAGAAAGCCTTGCGATTATCCATCTTCTCGATGCCATACACCACTTGCTCTGGATTCATGATAACATCCACCATAGAGCGCAAATCTTCCTCTGTCAAAGGAATATTTCTTCCAGGATCCTTCTCATTATCTCCGAAGTGGTCTTTGTTCATGTGCTTCAAGTCAGAAGGATTCAGAACAAAGTCTATCTTATCTTTCATCTTCAAGCCCGACAAATCTTCTAGGAACTTCTTGCCCTCTTGCGTAAGAGTACCTATAGACTGAGGTTTGCCATTAAACTCGCCACTCTTTGCCTTATGAAACAGTTCCACCACCTTATCCTTTGCAGCCTTCAAGCCAATTGTGGCAGAGCCGAGACGAGGTTTCACATTAGCCTTCTTACCGTACACCTTGGAATAATGCACACCATCATTCTCGCCTCCTACGATTCTTCCTCTGTTATCGGTCTCCACAAACGGCACACCTCGCTTTTCCAACTCTTTTCTCAGACTTGGAGTAACCACATTCGAAGGCATAGTGATATTCTTGCCCTTGAACATATCATTGACGATAACATCAGCCACCTCGCTGTCAGGCACAATACGCACAGGCTTATCCCAACGAGAAAGCACCACCTTGCGCTTGCCTGTCAGCTGTCCTTGGATGATACCAGCCTTCCACTCTACTTCACCCACGGCATCCTTGGCTTTATCAGCCTTGTAGCCACTGGTCAGCTCGCTCTTTGGCACCTCAACCTCTACAGTTACGATGTTAGGGCGATTCTGAGCCTCGCTAAACTGGTCATTCAGTGGAATGCGAGAAGTATGAAGGTAAGGATTGTAAGCAGCCTTAAGCGACTTACCATTACCCTTGTTGAGGGTAAACATACCCTTATCATCAGCAAGCTCTGGTCGCTCGTCTGCCTGTTCCCACTTACCGAGTTCAATAGGTTCCACAAACTTGCCCTTCACCTTTGCAGCCATTGGTGGATAGAGTTTTCCATCTTCGCCTACCTGCATGGCACGATAAACCTTCACCGTGTCTTCCTTATCCAGCTTCTTGATGGTCTCAGGGTCTTTCACGATGCTATAGCTAGCATCATTACCATTCATCACGATCTGCTCGTCACGGTTCACATCCTCCGTCTCGGAAGCTAACGAGTTTCTGCGCTCCTCATCGGTCATACCCAAACGCTTCTCCACGTTACGAGCCTCAACCTCACCTGCCAACTTTCTATATTCTTGGTAAGAATCAAAGTCTGTACGTTGGAACCTATCCAAACGGAAACGCTTAATGGCATCATCCATACTTCTGTCTGCATAGCCACGTGCGAAGTAGTTGAATCCCTTAATTCGGGTTTCCTTGTCAGGAATGAACTCAGGCATATCCATGTCCTTATATTCTTGGATAAGAGCTTTCTCTACCTCAGATTGGTTGTACTCACCACCCATTTCCTTGGCTTTCTCTTCCAATTCAAAGGCATAGGAACGTGCCTTCCATTCAGCCTTAGCTGCATTGAAATCTCTCTCCACCTGATCGGGTGTGCCACCATGCGCAAACCCCTCTTCACGCTGAATTACGTGCTGAATTTCATGATTCAGAATGCTATTCAGATACTTTAATTCATCCGCATGAATGGTAATAGTCTTTGTTTGTGGATTGTATTCCCCATTTGAAGGCATATCGTTCATAATGGCATCCGTATCAATACGCACATCCTTCAACTGAGGATAAGCCTCTAAGAGTCCAGGCGCATCAATGACATCAGCAAGTTTACCATCAGTCCAAAGCATATCCTCTTCAAAACGCTTAACGATATTTCCACCACCTACATCAATGGTGTCCTTTATCTTGGCATCAGGCATTTCGTATCTCCACTTGCCATCTACACCTTTCTCCCAACCTGTAGCCATCTTGATAATCTTGGCATCCTTCTTTGCCTTTTCCATCTGCTTGGCTACATCAAGATTATCCATGCGGATAGTTTGCTCATCAGCCTTGTCAGCCTCAGCCGCACCCTTCTCGCCAGCAAACATGAATCTCACATCGCTCTTGCGAGAATTGAAACGCTTAGAAGGAGGAATAACGTCACCCTTATTATCATAGGTAACAAGGTCGTTCAACTTTCTGTTATTCTTGGCATTCTTATATTTATATGCCTTGCCATCATCAAAGCCAAACTCGTTTGCGTCATTACCGTCCCACCACAGTTGAGTAGCCGGAACTTCATCTTCAATGATACGATATTTGCCTTCCAGACGGTTTGTTCCGTGCATTTCGGCATATTTCTTAGAAGGAGTAACCCAGTCACCATTACGCAACTTGCCTTCCTTCACCGAAGTAGGAACAGCACGATAAACCTTTACCTTAACATCCTTCTCGCCATTCTTAATGGCATCAATAGCCGTATTGATAGCTTTCACAGATTCCAATCCATGAGGAGTGTTCTGAGAATAACGCTCAGGGTGGGAGAAGTAATCATCCGGCTGAGGAGCATAGCCCAAGGCAATATCCTCCAGGTTCACATCCGAGCCACTGGATTCCCAATCGTCACGTCTCGCCTTGTCGCTTTCATACCCAGGGTTTCCCGGTGCAGCCCATGCACCTACACCTTGGTATGCGCTTTCGGTATCATCATAGCCTTTGCGTCTGGCAGCCTCATCAAGCATTTCCCTGGCTGTAGCATCATCACCTTTGGCAAGAGCATCCATATACTGCTTGTCAAGTTGATTATCAAGAATCACAGAAAGTTCCTCCAAGTGCTTTTGTCGCTTGGCTTCCTCTTCCTCTGCTCTCTTTCTAGCGGCTTCCATGGCGTTACGCTGCGCCTCCACCTGCTTCACGCGCTCCTCGATCATAGCATCAAGGTCGCCAAAGTTCTCCTTCAAGGCATTATTTACAGGCACAGTGTACTTAAGAAGTTCCTTTAAAGAGGAAATCTTATCTTCATTTGCCTGCAACAAATGGCGTTTGATATTTGCTCTGGCACGTGCAGCCTCAGCTGTAGAACCCTTCTTAACAGCATTGGCGTACATCGCCACATCTGCCTCATCAACCCCAAATTGCTGAGAAACAGCCTTTATTTTATTCTCCACAGATAAATTTCCACCATTTCCTTTGGTGGTTTCGATATTATTTCTTATATTTGCATCGCTATGAGGATTCAGGACGCTATCCTTTCCGCTTGGGTTATTTGCGGTTGGAGTTAATGCCGAACCTTGATTCTCGCCCAAGGAATTAGAATCGCCTCTGAAACGATTCCATAGCACTTTTGATTCCGTCAATTCTTTCAAAACTTTCGAAGGATCTATTTGATGTGCGCTAATCGCCACTTCCTCTTCACCCTGCTTTACTGTTATGGATTCATAGTTCAGAATCTTGTTTCCATCAGCCTTTTTAAAGGATTTGATGAACAGATATTTAGTCTGTCGTTCCGCACCCTCTTTTGGTGCAGACTTCTCCAGGATAACATCAGGACGCTCCAGGGTAGGCTTCAACAAACCAAATCTTTTGATTCGGTCGTTTCTTCCTGCCTTCTTATATTGGTTTTCACCAAGTTTGATACTTCCAATAGGAGTAGTAACACGGCTATCCTTGCCAAATTCTTTCAGCCAGTTTTCTTCCGTATGCTCTAGAATCCGTTCTTGCTCAGCATTATCTGCCATCTGTTTACGAAGAGAAACTGCATCTTCCTTAGTAATACGAAACTTCACGTTACGTGGGTCCACCCCATTCGCCAGGTCTCTCAGTACAAGATTACGAATATCCTCCAAGGTCATTTTCTTAATGTCCTCAGGCTTCCATTTCGTAAATGTATCAAGTGCCCAATACCAGAACTTCTTCAGCCACTCCTTCAACTTATTGATAACGCTAAGTTCCTTGGCTGTATCAAGCGGATTCTCCTTGATAGCATCCTTAGCCATCTGTTCCAGAATAGCAGCTCCGTCCTCACCTGTCAAACGAGCAAAAGCCTCATCGCAAATCTGCTCATCTGTCAGATGATTATAGTTAGGATCCTGCTTCAAATCGGCAAATAGCTGGGTCTGCATGATAAGTTTATCACCATGCTCTATAAGTTCCGGATTCATGTTCTTGGCAGCAGTACGCCAAAGATGCTGATACTCATGGATAGGAGTGTTAGGATTCAGATGCTCCTGGTTCAGCACAATCTCCTTGCCATCAGTGTAACCATAAACCACACCCTTGCCCTTCAAATACTGCACTCCCGGCTCAGCAACAGCCTTCAACTGTCTATCCAAATCCTTGTATTTCGCAAACAGGGAATCAAGTTTATCTTGATATTTCTCATGAGCCTTATCATTCAAGTCTCTCCAAACATCATCAGGAATATCGTTCTCAGAAGTCAGTCCATGCTTATCCATGTACTCCTTCATCAACTGATTTTGATACTCCTTACGTTCCTGCCCAGTTGAGTTATATGCATCCTCAGTCTCTTTAATCTGCCTCTTCAACTCATTCTTCTTATTGGTCTGCTCGTCAATCTTATATGGGTCAAACTCAGAAGGGAAAGAGCCAGTAAGCCCAGCCACATTGTCCTCAAAACTCTTATCGAGATTGAAAACCTTGTAGTTACCCCACATCAGTTTATTATAGTAAGAACGCTCCTTTCTAGCCAGCTCCTGCTTCTCAAAGTACTCCGGATTCTTGTTAGGATTGCTCATATTCACCACGGCATACTGCTTCCGCTTATCCGGGCGCAACTCCTTGGCAAAGTTATAAGCATTCTCGGCAGCCTGCTTCTCCTCCGGTGTCTTGATTTTAAATCTCATTTCAGGCTGATTCAGCAACATGGCAAGATTCAGATTATCCTGCGCCTCAGCCACCTTCTCCATATCCTCATTGCTAACAACCTTCACCGGGATGCCAGCCTTCTTAAGCATAGTAGATACGGCATCATAAGCCACCTTCTGTGCCTCCGTCATTTCAGATGGCTCCACCTCCTTCACATCGCGATCAAATTTCATCAAAGGAACAATCTTATGAACACCGACAGCAGAAAGATAACCACGATTATTAAATCTAGGATTGACTTCATAAGCACAGCTATTCTGCTTATCTACCCAAGATACGCCTTTACGATATTTTCCTGTACCAAACCATTTCTTTTCATTAGGATATAGCTTATCACCTTGAATATTAGAAGATAAGATAGTATAGCCCGAATCTATTTTGTCCTCCTTATAGGAATGGAAATTAAGCAAACGTTCAACAAACTTTTGCATCTTAGGCTTATCCTCCTCAGATGGGTGAATATCATTTTCGTAATCATATTCCATCTGGGCAATGAAATCACTATTAGTTTTTGCCTGTTCCTTCTGCACCATAGCATAGTCTGCAAAAGGCTTAGTCTTGCGGTCAGAAGACTCCAGCCATTTGTCAAAGGTAGCCTTAGGCACAGAAGTAACCTTACCAAGTCCCTTCCAGCCTTTAGAGTAGTTGGCAAGATAAGCCTCTGTAGCAGCCTCCTCAGAAGGATAGCCATACATCACCTTATGCTCGTCAAACTCACCAGTCTCTGGGTTCACCTGGTCAACAACATAAACGTTACCATCAAAAGTATCAAGGTCAGCGGCATCATTGATGAACATATCAATATGGTCACCATCCACACCAATTTTACCAAGAATATAGCCATAAGTATCATGCATGGTCACGCTCCAAGGCTTGCCCTGCTCGTCCTTACCGCTACGAGTCACGCCCTTTGGTGTTTCTACGGTAAAATCGTAGCCACCAAAGGACAAATGACCCTTTTTGTAGTTTCCTGCCTTCTTCTGAGCCTCAGTAGGTTCGGTCTCAGTTTCGGCAATGGCACTCTTTAAACGTTCTCCGAAGGATGCTTCTTGCGGTAGATGTGAGCCTCGAACAGCTGAGCCTTCGCCAGGTTCCATGCTGCCAGTCTCTTGTCGCCCTTTGCGTCCGCTATCAGAGCCTTCTCCAATCTCGGACTCAGAAGATGCTTCTCCGTTACCAACTTCTTCGCCTTGGCTATTTCCTTCATCAACTCCTCTCCGTGAAGAGTCGCTACCCAGGCTACTGCCTCCTCCATATCCTTCTTCATTGCTTCTGTCATCATAATCAGCTAATTCTGGTAAAATTGATTTGACATATTGTTTGTACTCTCGTTCACGATCCTCAATCTCCATCATACGGTCAAATTCAAGTCCATTGATGTGATCAAGTTCGCTTTCAGACGGCAAAGATAACTCTTTGTCGTGAATATACGATTGATATTTCTCAATTTCTGCCTGTCTTTCGATAATTTCACGCTCTTTCTGCTGTTCGTACCACTCTTCTTCGCCCGACAATTCGTTCTCCGCAGCAGCAATACGGTTAAGAAGCGTCACATTACGCATTTCCCGAACACTGTCATAAGTCTTGAACATATCAAGAATTGCATTACGGACATCCTGGTCTGTGTACATAGACTGTAATCCGTCACCAGCACCTGATTCCATTGTACCGGAAAGATCTTCCCAGACTCGCTTTGCAAGTTCGCTAATAGTTAATCCCTCGCCATTATTGGCCAGAAGATAGTTGAATTTATTTGTGTCGTACTTACTGCCTATACCTCGCCTAAAGTTGGAAGATCCTAACTCTTGCGCCAGTGATTCTGCATTCAGACTATGAGGAAAAAGTCTCTCTGACACAAATTCCTCCAATGTCCGCGGAGCCAAATCCATGACATCAGTACTTGCATCCTTATATATTTCCTTAATAGCCTTCATGTCTTTATTCTCCAAGGCTTTAGCTACCAATTCCTTACGTCTGTCTTTTGGGGACAAAGCTTCAAAATTCTTCTTGTTTTGCTCTGCTCGTTCCTTTATATAAAGAATATTCAAGCTTTCAGCCTTTCCCTTCAAAGCCTTGGCATCCGCTGTAAGCACATTCTGTCTGTTTGCCAGTTCTGCCTTGGTGGTATTCAGATCTCTCAACTGTTCAGCGGAAAGTTCCATATCCCCATCCATGTATTGATTGAGTATCTTGTCTACACCATCAATTTCTCGTTGGGTTTCTTCCTGCATCTTGTACACGCGTCTGCGCTCTGACGTTATGTAGCCGGAAGCAGCTTCCTGAGTAGGATATTTGTCTTTAAGCTCACTGTTCTCTGGAATACGAACGCCTGTATCCACATCTGGCAGAACGGAAGACTTGTCAACACCAGCCTTCTCTATCTCTGCCTTGCGCTCCTCCTTCATAGCTTTCACCTCGTCAGGAGTCATCACGCTGTTGCGGATAGCATTCCAGTTCTTGAAACGAGCATCAAGATCAGCAATCTGCTCATTAACCAGAGCCAGGTCGTTCTCCACCTTCTTAGCCTTTTCCGGGTCAAGATCGGCATTTGTATCAAGCCAGTTCTGATATTCTGCAGCTGCCTTCTTCTTGTTGGCAAGTTGCGTTTCGATGTCATCACGGCTGCCATTAACCAGATCCAAAAGTTTGCCATGGTCTTCCCCAAACTGCTCCTGCAGATACTCAGCCGCCACATTTGGATCTGTATCCTTAGAAGAATAGTCCGGCTGGCCCTCGCTCAGTCCCACGATGCCATTGGCATAACGCTGCTTCTTATCAGCCTCAGCCTGAGAAACTGCTTTCTGTTCACGTTCATCGTCCTCGGCATCCAAATGCTCATTGATTGTGTTGTCGAGAGCATTCTTGCGCCATGCAGCAAACTCTTCTTTAGACAGGGGAAGATAATCTTTGCCATCAGTAAGCACAATCTTTCCGTCCTCGCTATATCCGGCAAAGGTCATGTCAATATTAGCATCACCTTCCTCCATGGCAACTGTCACCCGGTCATTCGGCTTCAAACCGCTGCCATCAAACTGACTGATAAACTGCTGCGCTCTTGCATCCTTCTGCTGAGCCACCGCATTTTCAATGTATTCATCAAGAGAAACAGGAGCGCCCACCTCTTTAATCTCGGCATTAGATACCTGCTTAATTGTAGGCTGTCCCTGCTCATCAGGAACGACAACAAAGGCTCCACCATATTCGTTAGCCTTCTTCAGGAATACCTGTTTTCCGCTATCCAAAGTAGCAGGAACTATGTTTCCGTCTACCGTCTGGTATGGCCAGAGCTGCTGCTTCAACGCCTCACCATAGCCATCATCGGCATGCTGCAGAGCATCAATAGCACCCTTCTTGGCATCCATTGCCTCTACATACTTACTGATAGCCTCTTTTTGTGCTGGAGTCAAACTACTTGCACGCTGAGCCACAAACTGCTCCATATCTCTACCTCCATTATAGGCATTGGCTACAATATCAGGCATCTTCTCGTTATCAGCAAACGCTCGCTTCAAACGTCCTGTTGCCAAATCACTATTATAGTCGATAGCCTGCAAAGCCTCTGAATCCCCATTCTTATAGGCATTCTGTCCCATAACAAAAGCATCAGACTTGCTTTCATTGGATGCTGTATCGGCATCAGAAGGACTAACATTGTTCTCCACCGAAGGTGTATCGTCCGCATTTGAAGGCGTTTCACCCCCAACTGGAGGCGTTGGCGGTTCTGTTGGTGGAACATCAGAAGAAACAGAAGCATCTACAGGCTTTTCAGCTGTAGCCTCAGCATTCTGAGCCGAAGCACCACCTTCTTGTGTGGAACCAGTGGTCTCTTGCGTTTCTTCTGTCTGGTTCATCTGTTCTTTAGTATCTTTCATCTCACGTTTCAGTTCGATGGAATTGTAAAGTTCCTTAAGATAAGACTCAACTAATGGCGCATACTTCTTATCTTTCGACTCCAAAGCCTTACGAAGTGTACCGCGTGCCACACCATGAGAATCCTCAAATGTTTGTACAAACTCCCTCAACACAGAGCTGTTTTCTAATGCTGAGTCATAGAAGTGGCGATAAGTGTCCAACTGCTTCTGCTCCTCATCTGTGAGAATAATACCATTCTGACGATTGTGAATTAATTCATCAATAGTACCAGCATTTTGACGAAGATAAACTGCTGCTTTCTCCTCGTCCGTTAGTTTGTAACCAATGTAGTATTTTTGAGCTGCCTGATTATAGAGGTCTTCCAGATGCTCCTGGGTAAACTCATTATGGAACTCACCTTCCAGCACAGAAGCTAAGCCAAGAGTCTTCTCATACTCCAGCTTCTTGTCTGCCTTCTGAGCCTCATCAAGAGAAGAAAACTCCTTTCTGTCAATGATACCGCCATCCTTATTCAAGGTTTCGAGATACACCTTTCCGTCTTGATCCATAGGCTGTACGATGACGGAATCAACCACAGGCGAGAAAGAAGAAGGTCGCTTGCCTTCCACCACAGCCATCATCTTAGCCTTCAACACCTCCGGCACGCTCTTGTCGTTCATCAGGTCCATATACTTCTGAGTGAGATTCAGCACCTGAGTCTCTTCTGCATACGGAACAGGTAATTTTGTTCGATTAGTCGAATTAGAAGAGTCTTCCTCAGCACGATAGCCATTGATACTCACCTTCTCGAAGGCATCACGAAGTCCATCATAGCCGAATCGCTTCAACTCGGCAATATCCTGATCCGTGAAGTCAAACTTCTTGTTAAACTCCCTCGCATCCTTGAATCGGGCATACTTGCCCATCATGCCCGGCAAGCCGATAGCAGTAAGGTTCGCCATGCTCTCCAAGAAACTCTCGGCAGCATCCTTGCCTGTAGGCTTGAAGTTCGGATCCTGCGCCATACGCTCCAGTATCTGATGACCAGTCATAATACCGGAATCCACTACCTTTCCACCAACATCAGCCAGAATATTGGTAGCTAAGCCTCTGCCCTTGCCTATCATATTGGCAATAGTATTACCCTGCATAAAGACACCTAAGGCACTCTGTTTAGCCACCTCGCCCAGAGTATCAGCGATAACCTTACCCACAGAAGGATTGTAAATCTTGCCATTCTCGTCAAACTGACCAGTGCGATAAACCTCATCAATAGGCTTTGAAATAGCAGACTGACCACCAAAGGTAACAGCGCCATGCACAGCTCCACTCTTCAAAGCCTCGGCCTTACTCTTGCCGATAAGCACCTTGGCAGCTCGCTCTGCCATCTTGCGCTCCATACCCTTAGCCATCAAGTCACCAGCCAGTTTGCCCTCAGCCTTAGCCACCATGCTCTTGGTCAACTTGCCACCTGCGGCTCCCGGTAGCCAATAACTCCAGGCATCACCTGCAAAGGTCAACGCACCACTTGCCACGTTCTCCCAGAAGCCCGGCTGATACTGCTGATTGGCAATATCCTCCAGCCAGTTCTGGTAGTCCGTCTGAACAGCCTTGCGAATAATCTTACCCACAATAGTGTTACCCAAACCAGTCTTCATGATGTACTCAGCACTACCCTTAGGCATCATACCCTTAATCTCCAGCTGGTCCAACTCATTCTTAATGGCAGCATTGATCATTGGCTTGAACTGCTTAGGATCACCATTCAGAGTGCCATTCATGCCATATCGCTGCATCACCTTAAATGCGGCATTGCTCATGTCATTCAGGAACTTCGGATTCCGGTAGAGTTTGCCAAACTTCTGCTGCAAACCAGAAAGCACCTTTGCTGGATCCTTGGCCTCGTTTGCCTCATACTGAGCACCAAGTGCTGTACCCAGACGAAGATTAGCCGGAATAAACTGGCTTCCTTCCATTCCCTCCGTAAATGCCTTACTGCCTGCCTCCTGAGCCTTGTTGTACTCATCCACTACAGATGGATTCACATACTTATTGATAACACTAGAAAGAGCATCATTGATGTCCTGATTCATCAGTCTGTCCTGCACATGCTCATCGTGAGAATAGAGGCGAGTTGCGATGCCCTCGGCTATATTGCGATAATTCGGACCATATTTGTTCACCAGACTCTGCACCATAGCAGGCTTCAGGAAATGAGCCACATAGTCATCATAACTGATACCCATGCTGTCTGCCTCCTGCTTCAACTTATCCTGCACGCCATGGCTATACCATTGCGCCCCGATACTCTGCTCAGCATCCTGCACCGTATCATCAGGCAAAGAAGATACTACCTGGTTGGTAACGTCCATGGCAGAACGATTAGCATATCTGTACTGCGCACTACGAGTAGCTTCAAGAGCCTCATCTGGATTCATACCGTCAGCTTCAAGGTCAGCCACGAAGTTCTCAAAATAGTTGCCTTCCTTATCTGGTCGCTTCTTCCAATCTTCAAGATAGTTAGCAAACTTGGCATCCATCAAAGTATTGTCGTTCACTACGCTAGGGATAGAAGGAGCTGGCTCCTGCTTCTGTTCTTGGCTAGCATTCCCCTGTGCGGTCTGCTGCACCTGCTGATTATTGTCTTGTGGCTGCTGCATCGGCTGTGCTTGCTGCTCATTACCACCAAGAAGCATACTGGTAATCATACCACCCATTTTCTGCTCCCTACCGATATTACCTGCATCCACCTTCGGTATCATGCCGAGTGCTTGCGAAATCAAGCTAGGCTTCTTTAACTCACCTCGCTTCACCTCTTGCGGATATTGAGACTGCTTTTTCTCCTTAGAAGAAACACTCTGCCCACTACTCTGAGGAGTTGAAGGCTTTTGAGCAACAGGTGCCTTAGCTGAAAGATATGTCTCTAAAGATTTTTGGTCTTTAAAATTATCATATCCTGCTTCACTTAATGCATTATAAAGTGTAGCTACATTTTTGCTGTCAGAAACATAGTCTCTAAATTCCTGCTCTGTACCAACATCATCATAACCATCATCAATTAACGCTTGATGTAATTTCTTTATATTATCGTCCATATTATAATTTTAAATGTTTACCTTTATTTGTTTTGCCATTATTTGATTTGCGACCAATGCCAATACCGAGACTCTTAGGTGCAAGACCTTGTTCTTCAACATCATCAACGAACATTCTTTGAAGACTTGCATCCCACTGCTTGCCAGTATCTCCATTTTTACCAATGCCATACTTTTCTTCATAAATAGAAGCAAGATTATTGCCTCCCTTCTTTTTCATGTGATTATAGTATTTGATGAACCTTTTACCATATTCTGCTTGAGAATATTTTGGCGTTGTTCTAATCGTCTTATTAGTTGCAGCATTGTTTTTTGCTGTTGTCGAATTATTTACGGCAACATGAGAACGCCTATCTGCAGCACTTGCAGCTGCAGCATCAGCCTGCTTGTCCAGCAACTTACCCTTCTTGCCTCTCAAAGCATCCTCTGTCTCCTTCTTTGAAACATTCAAGTCTGCAGCTGTAGAATGTCGTCTTGTAGATTGATTCACTTCTTCGACCTTAACAGGAGTAAGAGCATCCTCTTGCGCTTTCTGTGAACCACGATAAGCAGCCAGTGCCTCATTTGCCTTTGCAGCAGCCTCTGCCTGCATCTGAGCCTGTTTGTCTTGACGGTCCTTATAGATATTCACCATCATCTGGTCATAGCCCTTAGCTCTTAAAGCATCTGTAGCCTCTCTTATCTTGCGTTGGCGATCAGTAAGTTCTTGTGCAGATTCAATCTTCTGCGATGGAGCACCTTGAACTGTACCGATGAAATTGCCAAGATGCATCAGGAAATTGCCCCATTGCTCCATCTTGGCCTTCCTCTCCGCTTTCTTCTTCAAGGCTTCATTGGCAGCTACGGTTTTATCTCCATCACCCAGAGTATTGAGCCATGGCATGAAGGCAGACCAGTTTCCATCACCATTCTTTTGGTAATCTCGCATGATGTCATAAGGCTTCATCTGCCGCAAGAGAGGGTTCTGCTCTATCTCGCTATAAGGTCTGCTCCAGTCTATCTTGATACCCTGGTTAGGCTCCACCTTGGTAACTTCCTCGGTTGGCTGTTCTGTAAAAGATTCATGGACACCATTCCCGGTAATACCAGTAGTATCAATAGCTGTATTCTGAACAGGTGTATCTTCCGGCTTCACCGAATTATCATCAGGGAAATCAGTAACAGGAGTAACGGCAGTAGCCGGGCGTTTAGGAGTTAAATCATCCAATGTAAATCCCATAATCACCTCCTTCCTTAAAATGGCAATTTACTTGCTGCGCCAGCCAAGCCACCAGCAGCATCCGTAATACCCTGTGCTGTAGAAAGAGCTTTCTCCTTCTTGGCTGTGGCGATGTAGTTAGTCATCTGGTCTATCTGCGAATCAGCAGTATTCCACACATTTTCTTTGGTCTGAGCACCTTGCACAGCAGCCTCTTGCACCATCTTACCCACCTGCTCCTGGGCAGCCTGCTTACTCAGCGCAACCGATTCATCAGAACCGCCACTAACAATATTGGTGTTCTTTGCGGTCTCTGTTGCATTATCCAACACCTTCTGGGCATTGGTCACGGCTACCTGATTCTCCGCTGACTGAGTAGGATCCTGATAATACAAGTTGTCACGATGATCCTTCACCTGTTGCATACGGTCTTGAAACATTTTGATATACTCATTATATCCCTTGTTTCTTGCTTTAGCTGCTAGTGAACCACCTAAAGCAGAGGTCAGTCCACCAGCAATACTTCCAATTAATCCCATAAAATTCGAATTTTAATGTTTAAACTGTTCAAAAGTAATGCGTTTTTCTTATCTATCTGTGATAAGTTCCGCAACTTGAACACCAAGTTTCGTAATTTCTTCCTATATTTGCACCCGAAAACTATCAGTAAACATTAAAAATCAATAGAATATGGCAGTAAAACAAGACAATAATAATGAGCCGAAGCCAAAGAGGAAGAAGACTGGCGGACGTAAGGCTGGCACACCTAATAAGGTTACCAAAAGTGTGCGTGAAAGCCTCCGTGATGCCCTTACTGGCTACATCAATGGTATCAATGAGAAGAACTATTCACTTTTCACGGATCTCATGCAGATTGACGAGCCTGCCGGACGTCTGGCGATGGTGGCAAAGTTCCTTCCATACGTGGCTCCAAAACTACAGTCTGTATCGTTCAATAATGATGAATCCAGAAACTTATCTGTGGAGGAATCTTTCATGCAGTTGGAAGAGAAATTTGAGAAACAAGAAACCACTATCAACATCAAAAATCTCAAAATTGTTAATAATGGCTAATTATAAAAAATGGGTAGCCCTCTCTAAATTTTCTTCAACTTTAGAGAAGACTACCCTTGACTTGGTTATCGAGCAAAAACGCCCTATTTTAACTTATATTGGGTCAATTTTAATCTGTATTAACACAAAATAGCTATTTTATGTCCCTGACTCGTTCAAAGTACTTCGTCTGGTCCTTGGTGATATTCTTCACCTTAATCTGTATCGTGCAGTTCTTAGGCACAGTATCATTTATGCTGGCCATGAGCTGCTCTATTATCTCATCTGTGTTCCGATAGCCCTTGCCATCAACATGAGCCACAACCTCACCCATAAAGTAAGCATCAGCAGACAACTCAAAGTTTTCCTCTACCTTATCGAATACAGGCAGATGATGTTCCTCCAGGCGTTTGCTCTTGTCGTTAGTGAAAAACACCTTCTCCACTACCTTCTCATTTAATTCCCATGCTCTAGAGAAATCAGGTTTCACATAGCCCATTGTCACCTTGTGGGTACTGATGTGATTCAAGGCAAAGCCAATTTCCTCGTAACTTGCTCCTAAGTCATTTTGAGCGATAGTAGCCCAAGTATGTCGAAATGTATAAGGAGTATAGTAATGTCCCTTTTCAAAGCCCAACAGCTCTTTGCAGATTTTCTTTAAATAGGAAGAGAGAAATGTATCTAATGACTTTTCCCCCATCTTGGAATGAAAAGAAAAAAGATATTCATCATTTGTGTTACTAGATAAATATTTTTCGATAGTTGGAAAAAGTATATCAGGAACCTTCATTTCTATATAGGCATTATCTTCTCTCCTACCTCTGGTTTTCTTGCGCTCATAATGAAGGATTCCATCAAAGTAGTCCTTCTTTTTCATATTATATAGGTCGGCAACATTTATTCCAGCTAAACACAACACCATCTTACAAATATCCATAACTCTTTGATACGATTTCTTTTCAGAGACTATAGAAAAGAACTTTCGGCATTCTTCCATGGTTATAGCCTTCTTCTTTGCCTTATCTACCCTTGGTATCTTAATCTTCACCCAAGGATTATTTTTTATTCTTATGATGTCATTGTCGTAGTCATTATATTTTTTTACTCCCTCGTTGAACAATCGCTTGATATACGTAGGGTAGGTAAACTTAATTGCTTTCTTCGCTGATAAGGATTTTATCCAATTTTCAATGAATGATGTAGTTAGTTGGTTAAACATAATCTTAGTGCTACCAGCATAGGTTTCCAAATTGTTCAATGCTTGCCCGTAGGTTAATACAGAATGATATTCCAATATATCATAAAGTGTATCTATATATTCTCTAGCAAAATCAGAAAAACAAACACCCTCCTCGCCTTGTTGAATGAATCTTCTAACCTCCTCTATAGTCCATTGAGAAGAATCTACTCTATTCAATCCATCTACCCATTTATTGATATTTGGCATCAAACTTGTAAGCACAAAAGTATCTTTCACCTCTTTCGTACCCTTCACGATACCCTTATCGTTTACCATCTTATCGGTCTTTAGATAGCAAACCTTTCTATTATGAGTCAATCTGATATAAACAGGATAGAAACCATCACTTCTTCTATGCTGAACTAAGATTTTAAATGTTGCCAT